GATTATATCACGGTGCGAAACTGGGTCCACGGATTGACTACCCCGGCCAATCCTGAGAACGTTCCTATCATATCGGAGATCACCGGGATAAGAGAGGAGGATTTGTTTGAAAAGCAGGTTACCCATGGACGCTGACAAGATGTTGGCCGATTTCATGTGCCTTGTTGACGGGTACAGACGGCTGGAGAAACGGTGCTCCGAACTGGAGACCTGCAAGGTCAACGCCGACAGATTCTATAACTGGGCCGTTGACGTGGACGCTGTGGCGGCAATGCACGGAGTGTCTAAATACGCTGTTAGGGAGTATATCAAGCTTGGGCTCATAGAGCCGCACCCGAACAGCACCGAGAAGAGGTTCCTCGTCAGAGGGTCAACAGCCCTGCTGCTCGACTTCAAGGAACTGAAGGAGGAGGCTAAGTACACGAGGCAGAACAACAAGTACAAGAGCCATCTGCACAAAGTATAATGCATTTATATATCTATAAGTTATGAGACAAGTAAGAATCAAGAGAATGCACATCGAGAACTTCAAGGGATTGAGGCTTTTCGACATTGATTTCGACCCGGAGCGCACAAGCGTCGTCGGGGCGAACGGCACGGGCAAGACCACCTTGCACGACGCCTACCTGTGGCTGCTCACGGGGGCGGACTCCAACGGCAGAAGCGCCTTCTGCGTCCAGCCGCTTGACGGTGACAGCAGGACGATTGACCACCTGAACACGGCGGTCTCCTGCGTGATGACGTTCGACGGTGAGGAGCACGAACTGAAAAGGACGTTCGAGCAGAATTGGACAAGGAAGAGAGGGACAAAGGAGGATGTCCTCTGCGGCAACACAAGCGGGTATTTCATCGACAACGTTCCGATGAAGGCCGGAGAGTATTCGGAGGCGATAGCCAAGATGCTCTGCGGGACCGACAACTTCACTCTGATCTCCTCGGTCTATGCCTTCGAGAGGCTGGACACCAAAGTCAAGAGGGCGAAACTCATCGAGATGGCGGGGACGATCCCGGACATTATGAACGAGAAGGGTTATCCTCGACTTTGGAAATATTGGCAAAAAGTCGAGGACGTTGATTCGATCAGGAAGACGGTCGCATTCAAGTTGCAGGGACTTAAAGATGCCAAGGACAAGATTCCGGTGAAGATAACAGAGAACGAGCGCGACCTGCCGGAAGGCATCGACTTCGACGCCATCAGAAACGAGATAGCGGCGAGGAAGGGAGAGATCGAGGGCATCGACGCAACCTTGCAGAGGAAGGCTGACGGCAGGAACGGGGCGTTCTCGACGGTGGCCGGGCTGACAGCGCAGGCGAAAGACGTGGACGCCCAGATAGATGAACTCCTGTCAAGCATCAGGAAGCAGAGGGGCAAGGTCGAACTTGATGCGATGTCGGAAAAGAACAAGGCTTGCAGCAGGGTCTCAGAGATAGAATCGAAGATAAGGATAGCCAAGAACGAGGCAACGATGCTGGGAAGCCAGAAAATCAACCTTGAAGGGAGGCTGCAGGCGGCCAGGGAGCAGTGGAAGACAAAGAACGCAGAGACGTTCAGAGAGGAAGTGGCGAGCGAGTGCCCGACCTGTCACAGACCATTCTCGGAAGAGGAGATCACGTCAATGCGAAACGAGCTTGTCAAGGCGTTCAACGAGAGCAAGACGGAGGTGATGAAGGCCATCGTGGCCAACGGGAACGAGATCCAGTCACAGCTCACCTCTGTGAAATCCCAGATTGAGGCGAAGAACTCGGAGATAGCCGCGATGGAGTCCGATCTGACGGATGCGAGAAAAGTCCTTTCGGATGCCGTGGCCAAGGCCAACTCCATCCCTACGGTGGAGCAGGCGGCGGAGGCGAGCATCGAGTACGGCAACCTCGTTCGGCGCAAGTCGGAGATCCGTCAGGCGATAGCGGAGGCGACCCCGACGGAGGGACAGGACGAGATTGAGTTGAGGAACAGGAAGGAACGTCTTTCGGCGGAGGTCGAGTCGCTGCTTCGGGAACTGGCCAAGGAGGACAACATCGCCAAGGTGGCCAAAAGAAGGGCTGAGCTGGAGGAGGAGGATGCGAGGCTGTCCGACGAGATAGCGGAACTCGACGGTGTTCTCTACGATATACAGAGGTACGCCAAGGCGAGAATAAACATAGTCGAGGATATGGTGTCGAGCAGGTTCAAATATGTTAGGTGGAAGATGTACGAGCCGAACCTCACGAACGACGGCGAGAAGGAGATATGCGAGTGCCTTGTGGACGGTGTTCCTGTATCGAGGAATGTCAACCAGGCGGGAAGGATAAACGCCGGAATCGACATCATCAACGCCCTGTCCGCTTGGCTGGGTCTGTCCGTTCCGCTCTGGATAGACGGCAAGGAGTCGGTCACAAGTCTGATAGACACCGACGCTCAGCTCATCACCCTTCAGATGTCGGAAAATCAGCCGCTAAGAGTGGCATAAAGACTTTAGAATACGGAAATTATGATTGAATTAATAGACGGCAACCGCCCGCCAGAAAACTAAAAAAAAGTAAGTAATTATGGAAAAGACACAAGCACAGAACTGGAAGACTGGCGTTATTACGCCGACCCAGGTGGAGCCGAACGAGCTCCAGATGATTCAGGCCAGAAGCGCGGCTCAGTTCGCGCTCACGCCGATCGGACAGCAGGTGAAGCAGTTCGAGGTACAGCAGAGGATGGGGCAGATGTACGTGCAGAGCACTATCGTCCCTGACACCTACAAGGGCAACATCGGGAACTGCGTCATAGCCATCGATATGGCGATGAGGATGAACGCGAATCCGCTGATGATCATGCAGAACCTCTACATCGTCCACGGCAACCCTGCGTTCTCGTCGAAGTTCCTCATCGCAACCATCAACGCCAGCGGGCGGTACTCCCCGCTGCGGTACGAGTTCCGGGGCACGGAGGGAAGCGACAGCTACGGATGCAGGTGCTACGCCTACGAGGCTTCGGACAAAGAACACAAGGAGCCGCTTTACGGCGACTGGGTGTCGATGGAGATGGCCAAGAAGGAGGGCTGGTTCGACAAGCCCGGAAGCAAATGGAAGACGATGCCGAGCCAGATGCTGAGGTACAGGGCGGCGGCCTTCTGGCAGAGGGTCTATTGCCCGGAGATCTCGATGGGGCTGATGACAGCCGAGGAGGCCGAGGACATCGACAACCAGATCACCACGGACTACCGTCAGGTCATCAGGGATAACGCCAACAAGGAGACGATCTCTATGGCGGCTCCAAGCCCAGAGCCGGAGAAGCCGTCTGCCCCGGCGCAGGAGCAGCCGCTCCAGCCGTCGGACGATTTCCCTGACTTTATGCGCGGGTGATGAGGCTGAGGGTGTTGAACAGCGGCAGTGACGCCAACGGTTATATCCTCTATAACGAGAGCGAGGCTCTGGTCATTGAGTGCGGAGTTCCGTACATCCAGTGCCTCGGGGCTCTCGGATTCAAGAGGGGGGCGATAGTCGGGGCGATAGTGTCGCACGAGCACGGAGACCACGCGAAATACGTTAAGCAGTACCTTGACGCTTCCGTTCCGGTGTACGCCTCTTGTGGAACGCTTGATAACGTTAAGAAGGGCGTGAACGAGCGGCTGGCCAAAGCCGTAAGATGCAGGGAACTGTTCAGGGCCGGAGGATTCTCGATCCTTCCGTTCGACGTGGAGCACGACGCGGCCGAGCCGTTCGGATACCTGGTCTCGCACGATGAGACTGGCGTCTGCCTGTTCGCCACGGACACGTACTATCTCAGGTACAGGTTCGCCGGGCTCAACAAGATAATGCTGGAGTGCAACTATGACAAGGGCATCATCGACAGGAACGTGGAGGAGGGCGTCATCCCTCCTTTCGTCAGGGACAGGGTTCTGCGGTCGCATATGTCCTTGGACACCACCATCTCCACACTGGAGGCGTCAGACCTATCGCAAGTCGCTAACATCGTATTACTGCACCTTTCCGGGCACAACTCAGACCCGGACCTTTTCAGGAGAGAGGTCGAGAAGGCCACAGGGAAACTTGTCATCGTGGCCGGGAAAGGGCTTGACATTCCATTCAACAGAGAGTTATGGTAGAGGAGCACATCAACGAAAGCGTTGCCGAGGAACTCCGTGGCATTCAGGAATTTCTGGAGACAGCCACGTCCGAAGACCCGAACGAACTCATAGAGCGCCTGGGGATGCTCAACGTGTATATGGCGAGGACGGGGTATCTTCTGGCTGTGGCCAAGTCCGACCAGGACAACGCCACGGCTAGGGTGTTTCAGGAATTCTCCGGCGAGATCCTTTCGATGCCAGCCACGATAGGAGCGAGGTTCATCGCCTCCCACTGCAAGGAGGAGAATTACTTTGTGAACTGGATAGAAAGGATCAACAGGGCGTGCGTTCATCAGGGGGACAATATCAGAACCCAGGTGTCCTTCGCCAAGGAGAATATGAGGCTTGTCAACACCCCTTACGGCAACAGGTGAAAATTATGACGTAAATCCTTGGCTATAAGCCATTTATTTTGTAATTTTACACTGGAATTAAGGCCAACAAAAAAAGTAAGTTATGGGGCAAAAAAACACAGACAAGAAAGCGTTGTGACCTATGGGAAGGGCAAGGAAAAAAGGACTCGATTACTTCGCTTTCGACATCGACTTCTTTGACGACATCAGAACAAGAAAGCTGATAAAACATCAAGGTGCCAAGGCCATCTCTGTCTATACTCTCCTGCTATGTACTATCTACAAGTCTGGGTATTACATCAAGTGGGACGATGAGTTGTCTCTCATGTTCTCGGACAAGACCGGGTATGATGAGGCATATATCGGGGAGGTCATTCGGTGCTGCGTTAATGTGGGTTTGCTGGACAAGGAGATGTTCGACAAGGGAGTTCTGACATCAGAGTGGATCCAGGACAGGTACAGCAAGATAAGCCGGACCACGAAGCGGATCTGTGCTATGGATGAGTACTGTCTGATTTCCTCGGAGGAAAAGCCGATTTCCTCGGAGGAAAAGCCGATTTCCTCGGAGGAAAAGCCGAAAAGTCAGTCAAAAGAAAAAAAGAAAGTAAGCAAAGAAAATAAAGAAAATCCAGAGAATATTACTCTATCAGAGAAAAAGAAAGAACCCCCTATTATCATAGGGGGTAAGAAAGAAAAAGAAAACGGAGCAGAAATCGCCGTGAAATCCCAAACCTCAAAGCCTCTGGAAGAGCGCAAGCAGGAGTTCTATGATTCCCTGCGGCAGTATGTCGGGAAATACGACAGGGAGATGCTTAGGGATTTCTACGACTACTGGAGCGAGAGCAACGACGGTGGCACTAAGATGCGGTGGGAGATCGCGAAGACGAAAGGCGGCACGTTCAGTATCGGCGGACGGCTTGCGACTTGGAAACGCAACGAGGAGAGGTACGGGCGCAACGGCAGCGGGCGTGAAAAAGGTTGCTCAATTTCTGAGGCAATCAGAGCCGCTTACATTCCGACTCCGGGAAGCGGTTTCGAGCAGATAGATATGACAAAGCTTTTGGGAGGATAAGGTTATGGACAAAAAATCGATCATTAAGGCTATGGAGGAAGGTATGTTGATCTCCGAAATGAGCGAGGCAGCCGCGCTGACCTTCCTGAACAACAAGATCGCGGAGGTTTATATCATCAACGGACTTCACAGACAGGTCCAGCAGGACAAGTTCAACGAGGAGGTCAGGTTCTGCGCCACGGCGCTGTACAAGGACATCCTTTCGGATGCGAAGTATTCAAGACTTCACGACATCGAGATAAGTTATATATTCTCCGAGGGTCTGAAAGGTCGCCTTGGGACTGACAAGGACATCGTGATAACCTGCAAGAGTCTTCTTAGGTGGATCGAGGGCTATATCACACATTTCGAGTACAGGGAGGCGAGACGGGAGTATCTTGACAGCCGCAGGCCTGTTCCCAAGGCGTTGCCGAGACACGAGTGGACGGATGATGATTACAGGCGCATCGTCAAAGAGGCGTATGAGGAATACAAGTCCTATCGTGAATCTCTCAGTTGTGACACGCTTCCGAATCCGGATGTCGCTCCAGGCATTAAGTCCGTAGGCGAGATTATGGGTCGCAAGTCCGGCGCTCCGGCCTCTCTGGCTGATTTCGGCAAGGTGCGCACATCCTGGCTTGTGTCGAAAGGTTACGCCAAGGAGGGTGAGAGGTTAGTCGATGTGTTCGCGAGGGTTATGGCCAATGGAGACAAATTCGAGAGAGTGTTATGAGAAAGTCAGATCCGACCAAAGTTATGGAACGTTTCCTTGCGGGAAAGAAGCCTTTGAAGAGAATCAACGAGGGCGGTATTTCAGATGTAGTAAAACAGTCTGAGTCCAGAATCACCCAGTCGTGCGTCAAGTGGTTCAGACTTCAGTATCCCCAGTACGCAAGCGTCCTGATCCATCCGGCCAACGAGGGAGCGAGGAACACGAAGGTGGTCAGAACCTCTTTCGGAACGAGAGTGGTTAGCCCTGGAGGAGCAAGATTGAAAGCTGAGGGTCTTGTCCCTGGCGTGGCCGATCTCTTGCTTCTTGTTCCGAGGAATGGTTACGGATGTCTTGCTGTTGAGATGAAAACCCCGGCCAAGTCATCCAAGCAGAGCGAGCGTCAGGTGGAGTGGGAGAAGGCTGCAATCAAGGCCGGAAACAGATATTGCGTGTGCCGGTCGCTGGAGGAGTTCATCAGGGTCGTCCGCGATTACCTTGACGGCTAAAAAAACTTATGTAATTTCGTGAAAATAAGCGAATTAATTTTGGTAAATTCCCAAATTATCACTAACTTTACGATACCAAAAAACAACTAAAAGTAAGTGAGTTATGAAGACAAGCGAAGTCAACGAAGCCCTTATTGGGCGAAGGGTCAAAGGCTACTGGCAAAATTCCGAAGTCACAGGAACCGTTGTAGCAATCGTAGAAAATAAATACACGATCGGGGTCCGCATCAAGCTGGACGTTCCGATGCTCCGGTATTACCATGTGTTCCACATCAAGGACACTGAGGGAATAGAAAGCAAATTGAAGCAGCAAGATGAAAGGCATCACGATCCGATAGCGGAGGCGGACAGCGCAGCTGACGAATACGTCAGCAGGAACGCCCCGCTGCGACTGATCGTCACCAGCAGCAACAAGGCGTTCTATTCACCGTCGGATGATTCGGTGACGGTTCCGGAACTGGATCAGTATGATGTGAAGGAGGAGTTCTACTCCACGCTGTTCCATGAGTTGACGCACTCCACAATGACGAAGGAAAGGTGCGACAGGAAGCAGCCTGAAGGATTCTCTTTCTTCGGAAGCCATGAGTACTCGAAGGAGGAGCTTGTGGCTGAGATGGGGGCTGCGATGTCGCTGAAACGCCTCGGCATTGACTGCGACAAGGCTTTCACAAACTCAGTTGGTTATATCCAAAGTTGGCTGAAAAAGTTGCGCGACGACAAGAAGTTTGTGGTCTGGGCGGCGGGAAAGGCCGAACAGGCGGTGAAGTATATGTTCAACGACAAGGAGAAGGAATAGTTATGGCAAGTGTGAATCATGCTTTCATTCTCGGCAATGTCGGGAATGACCCCAAGGTAAGCGATATTGGGGATAACAGGAGGGCGGCTCAGTTCTCGGTCGCCACTAACGAGAGGAGAAAGGACAGCGCAGGACAGCCTGTGGATGTGACGGAGTGGCATAACATAGTAGCCCTCGGAAGCCTGGCGGATGTCTCGGCAAAATACATCAGGAAGGGATCTCTGGTGGCTGTGGAGGGTAAGCTCCGCACAAGGAACTGGATAGACCAGTCCGGAATCAAGCGGTACACAACCGAGATCGTGGCGACGAATATACAACTACTTGACAGCCGGATATGAAAAATACAAAAGCGTCCAAGACGCTCTTCGTGAGCGCGTTCCCAAGCCTTTATGCGGCAATTTGCGAGGCTCAGACCATCCTCGTGAATTACAGACTATATGACGATGTACGCATATTGGCTGATACTGGCAGGTGCTTACGCGTCATCATACGCAACGAAAATAGTCGTGCGTGGTAGAAAAGCCTCGCAAGCGAGGACAAGGTAGCCCAGGAGTTACCTTCCAACCCAAGTAGCGGTGCGAATCGCGAAAAGCCCGGAGAGAAAGCGTCCACGGTGACGCGGGAATACGTAGCGATACTAAAAAAACAAATTGATGATTTTGACACAAAGGCGGTTCGACTCCGCGCTCCGGGCCAAGTTTATTACTGATTGTTTAACTTTTAATGATCAAAAAATGATGGAAAATTACATCGGAAAAAAGTGCATAGTTCGCTGCTATGGCGCCGGAGTCTTCTTCGGCGAGGTCAAGGAAATGACAAGCGACGCCAACGGGCTGAACGTCCGTCTTGCCAACGCCCGCAAGGTGTGGTACTGGGACGGTGCGGCAGCCGTGGAGCAGCTTTCGCAGGAAGGCTGCAACGACAGAAGCAAGATCACGGTGGCCGTGCCTGAGCTGGTAGTCGCCAACGCTTGTCAGATCATTCCTTGCTCTGACAAGGCTGTAAGGAATCTTGAAGCGAAGAAGGAATGGAAGCAATAGAGAAGGATATTGATCGTTTTTTGGCAGTAGGCTATGGCCATGGCTATGGCTATGGCGATGGCGATGGCTATGGCCATGGCTATGGCTATGGCGATGGCGATGGCTCTGGCCATGGCGATGGCTCTGGCTATGGCGATGACGATGGCTATGGCGTCAAGGAGTTCTCCGGTCACAAGGTCTATAACATCGACAGCGTTTCGACCCTTATCTATGCAGTCAAGGGCGACGTGGCGAAGGGTGCAACTCTACAAAAAGATATGTCCCTAAAGGACTGCTGGATCGCCAAGCGGGGGACCTTCTTCTCCCACGGCGACACGCTGCACGAGGCGGTTGAGGCGGTTGAGGCCAAGTGGAGGGAGAACAGGCCGATAAGCGAGAGGATAGCGGAGTTCATGAAGACCCACCCGTCACTTGACGAGCCTTACGGCGACCTGTTCGACGGGCATCACATATTGACCGGCTCCTGCGAGTTCGGAAGGCGACAATGGTGCGAGGAACATGGCTACAAGCCGACGGACAGCATCACCCTGCGGACATTCCTCACGGAGACCGTGGGCAACTACGGCGGTGATGTCATCAGGCGGGTGGGCAAGAATACGGGCTGGAGCTATGAGGACGAGCATCGGGATACTTGATGACGGCGCCTACGAGGTGTCGGCGTACCGCACCGACGGGACCGGCTACGGACAGTGGACACCCCTGCGCGCCTTCGCGAGCCAGGGTGACGCCCGGGAGTTCGCCGAGCGCGATGTCCCCAGGTTCACGGACGCCCAGCTGTCCGCCCTCGCTAAGACATGCGCGGGGCACCGCTACACAAGGCGCGGATTCATGAATTACAGAAAGATTTTTTGATTATGGCAAGGATTATATACAAAGAAGGCCTTGAAGGTCAGAACAGACTCGAATGCATCGAGGGGATCGAGATCGACCTCCTGAACGGCCAGAAGGCCCTCATTTATCCGAAGTACAGCGAGGAAGTGTTGCTGGACCCAAAGGACAGGGATAGGTGGCACGACGCGGGAATTTCCGAGACCGCCGCGCTGAGATTGAGGGACAACCAGGCGGCCACCGCCGCGCTTCTCGAAGCGGGAAGCCCGGCGGCGAGGTTTGTCACACAATTCACCTCCGAACGGTTAGGCAGGTTCGGACTTCCGACCCTGCTGGCGGCGATGGAGATAACGGAACAGAAGTGCGAGATCGACAAGCTGGCAAGAGAGATAGACGGGGCGGATCTTCTGGATGATTTTAGCTCCAACGTCTGGAGTTGCTCCCGGTGCGAGCCGGGCTTCGGGTGGATCGCGTACGGCGGCAACGGCAGCGCGAACGGCTACTACCTGGACGGCAGTGGCGTGGCGGCTCCCCTCGTGCTTTTGGCCACCGCCGCCGGAGGCGTGGCTTAGATTTTAATCCCGGGCGGTCGCTGGAACGCTACCGCCCGTAAAACAAGCAAGAAAACATGACAACGACACGCTACATGGTCTCCTCGGACTACTTCAACAGCCACGACGAGTGGTGGTTCGACACGGAGGAGGCCGCGAGAAAAAAAAGAGCCGAGCTGCTCGCCACGCTGGACACGAGGTGGGAGGTGAGGATGCAGGCCGTGAAAAGTGACAGGACATGATGTGGCACGAGAGACCTGAGAACGCCGCCAAGGTTGAGCGGCTCCGGAAGATGTTCAAGAACACGCCGAACGACGTAATAATGGAGAAGCTGGAAATCAGTTTCTCCACACTCCACAGGACTGCGAGGGCGTTGGGGCTGGTAAAGACAAAGCAGTTCATGCGCAAGTGTCAGCGGAACGCGGCTACGAGGTTGACGCGAGGAATCTTGTGGCTTATTACGACGACGGCACCAGACGCTGCCCGGTGCTTGAAAAGAAGGGAAGGAACCCTGACAAGGGACATTATTTTGATTTCAGGGAGAAAACGGTATGAGAGGGAATATTCTGATAAACGATTCAGGCACCGACCTGAGCGCGGAGGGATACGCCGCGCTGGGCGTGCTGCTGGAGATGGTCTGGGGCATCCAGACGATGGGGGCGCGCATGGCGAGGGCCCTCGACGCGATAGGCGCGAGGAACTGCCTCGTGCAGCGCAAGAAGCAAGCCTTCAACGAAGCCAAGAAGTCAATCAACGGCCTTCTGAAGGGTTTGGAGGTAGCCTTTGACGAGACGTTCGACTACGCCATGTGCCGCGTGCCTAAGGGCATGGCGGAGCGCACGGAGGCGTTGCAGTCCTACGCCGACGACATCGTGCGGCTGCTTATACTGTACTATTCGAGGGTTGACGGCGATCCGCAGGGCAACGACAAGCGTCAGAGGGTGCACAAGGCGATAGCGAACTTCAAGCCGGTGCCGGGGTTCGATGCGGAGGCTCTGATAAGGTTCTTCAAGATGAGGTAGGATGGGCGGAGTGAAAGGATATGGAGACATGACCGGACAGAGGTTTGGTAAATGGACGGTGCTGGGGATGACGACCAGAACGTCAACGGACGGGCACAAGAGAACGGCGTGCCTTTGCCGCTGCGACTGCGGGACCGAAAGGGTTGTTTACGCCCAGAGCCTAAGGGGCGGCCTGACCAAGAGCTGCGGATGCGCCAAGCCGGTGCCGTCTGCGGGTAGGAGGCCGAAGGCGGAGAAGACCGGGTGGCAGTCGGACCCGGTCGGGGATGACTGGATGTTCGGGAAGATGGGTTCCAAGGGTTTGTTTGCAAGAAGGAGGTAGGCTTATGGCTGATCTCGGAGCTGAAAAAAGAAAATAAAACAAAATGGAAATGATTGAGGTTTGCTGTTGATGGCCGTGGTCACCGCCCTGCTCCTGTGGGTATTGGCGGCGCGGAGGCTGGAGAGGAGGTACGACTCCCTCCGGGATGAGGTCGGTGCGCTGTGGCGGCGCATAGAGTGGCTGTGCCGGGACACGGACGACCGGCTCTCGGTTGACCGCCTGGAGTTCCAGCAGAAGTCCAAGCAGGTGCGCAACCTGTGGACCCGGCTGCGCCACGTGGAGGAGGCGCTCTACATCCAGCCGTCCGACGCTTTCAAGGAGAAAGAGGAGGACTGACGGCCATGGTCAAGGCAAGGGTAAAGTATCACGCGAGGGTCGGCTACACTGTGGAGTGTCAGAGAGCCAAGTACAAGCACTGGCACCTGATAGGCACCCACACGGAGACCGACATCGAGTTCAGGAGGGCGCTGGGGGACGGCTCGGTTCAGTGGCTCCGCAAGGTGTTCGAGCCGGAGTTTATGTTTTGAAATATATGGAACTGAAAGACTACACGGAAGAGCAGCTAAGGGCTGAGCTCAAGAGGCGTTATGACGAGCGCCAAAAGGAAAGGGAAAGCATAAAGAGATGCCGTCACTGCGAGTATATGCAGAGGTTCAACGACTACGATCTCTATAATTGCCGCGTAAGGACATTCACGAAGAAGAACCGATATGACAAGAATAATCCTATCGTGGTGCACTATTCGGTGAAGAAGTCCGACAAGGCTTGTGACAAATTCAAACAAAAGGAAAATCAAGATGGAAAATAAAGAATTGAATCTCTGCGAGATTCTGAAAGACTGCCCGAAAGGGACGAATCTGTACACACCACTTTATGGTGTTTGTAGTTTATATTCGGTTGACGATAAATTTGTGACTGTCGATTATGTAGGGACTGTCAATGTAATTTGCCATGAGACATTCTTCCCTAATGGGGCAATAAGCAAATTAGGCGATGAATGCTTGTTATTTCCCTCAAAGGACAACCGTGATTGGAGCAAATTCAAGCCAAAGAAGGAGCGTTTCGATCCAAAGACGTTGAAGCCGTTCGATAAAGTGTTGGTAAGAGTTGATGACGATCGTTTGTGGGTAGCTATACTATTTTCCCATATTGAAATGTGGAAACAACAAATCCCTTACAACGACAAAACCGCTCATCTTGTAGGCACAACTGACGAGGCTCCGGAGTACTATAAATGGTGGGAGGAATAAACATGGGTAAGGCTATTCGTAAACAATATTCTGTACCAAGTAATTGGACAGAGTGTTATAAAGTACCATTACATACAGATGATGAGTATTGTATGTATGCATGGGATGCCGATGGACACACAGCATTAAATTTTTACAATTCATTGTGTGATGAAACTGTAGACTTTATTTCTGGTGAAAAAGAAAGAATAAACCACATAATTGACATCATTAACGGAAAGTGTCCAACAGATTATGAGGCTAAGTGGACAGCAGGAGACGATGTAACCGAGATTTATTACAAGGGTAAATTTCAGTTTTTGGTTAGGGGATGGGGACGCCTTACTGGTTGTGGCGGATTGAATCTCCCTGAAGATTTGGCAGCAAAAATGCAGGATGGGTTTATTGCATACATTCTTGATAAGTTGAATGGTAATTGAAATAGTTATGTTTATATTAATTCTAGTCATTGTCGGTTACTTCATTGCCGGTTCGATTATCATGTGCCTTTTGGAGCGATGGGAGCGTTCGGTGAAGCCAGAATGTTCTTCACGAGGAAGGAACGCAGGAAAATCAAAAGGCGCATCGAGAAGGGATATTCGGTGAGCGAGGCAATGAATAAAACAATTTGAGTATGGATTTCAATATACCAAAAGCATTCACACTCGGCGGTGTGGAGCACGTTGTCGAGATTCAGCAGGCGGTAGGGTATGAACAAGATTTTGGGCAATACGATCCTGTCCGGAAGGTTATTCAAATAGCCCAGACATGCAGGGGCCGGGGCGTGCCGCAGTCATTTCAGCAGCAGACCTTCCTTCACGAGCTTGTCCACGCCATACTGAACACGATGCTAAAGGATGACCTGAATGATGACGAGTCTTTCGTCAATACTTTCGCTTCCTTTCTCAACGAGGCTATCAACACGATGAAGTAGGCTATGACGGTTAAAGAACTGATATTTGAGTTATTACAGAATGTACAATGCGAAACATAAGGAAAATGGTTGATGATCTATCCTTGGACTTAGCCGAGGAAGGGGTGCCGTGCCTGTTCTTTCACGGCAAAGGCGATGATGCGGCAGTCACCGGACACTGCTCCGCGAAAGATATCGGGTTTTGGTTGGAATCGATGGCCAGGCATGACAGCAGGTTCGCAAATGTCCTCAAGGAGGTAGTTGAAAAAATATGATTATGTGGCCACGAAAAAGCAAGGGCAAGAATTTCGGTATTTTCGACAAAAAACGTTGCATTTCGCACCGTTTTTACTATCTTTGCAAAAGAAAAGAGCCGCTTTGAGGTTCTTTTCTGATTTAAAATCGTGGTTGGCGCAATGGTAGCGCGCCGTTCTTCCTGAACGGAGATTCTGGTTCGAGTCCGGAGCCGCGCCCAATTTCTATTCTGACAGTGAGTGACAAGGTTGCCATATTGGGATGCGGTAACGTCGGTGTGTCCACCGCCGCTGACCTGTCGCTGAAAGGCAAAGATGTTATTCTCCTGAAAAGCTCCAAGATTCCCAGCCTGATTTTTGACAAGATACGCAACAATGGCAATAGCGTATGGTTTAGAGAGGCGGGTCAATTGAGAAAATCTGCCATTCGTGAAGTATCGGATGATCTGAGCAAAATCTCGGATGCCGACATCGTCATAGTCACAATCCAAAGCACATATCATGAGAACCTGATTAAGACTATAAGTCAGTATCTCAACGAAAGGCAAATAGTCATAGTCGTGTGCAGTTACCTGAGTTCGTTATACTTCCTCAGGCTCTGCGATTCCTTACCGATAATAGCGGAGACCACTGGCCCTTACTTGGAGGGAAGGGTCGAGACGGAAGGTGACAAGGTCGTGTTCAAGGTCGGATGTAGATTGTCGCAGTCTCCGCTGTCGGTGTTCCAAGAAGAAAGGGAAGATGAGTGCATGACCGCTATATGCGGCCTTAATCAAGGGTTCGCAAACGTGTATAACCCATTGGAGTCGGCTCTTCTTAACCCCAATATGGTGCTTCACACAGTGGGTTCCGTGATGAGCATCCCGAGAATAGAGTTCTCGGAAGGCAATTTCTGCATGTATAGGGAAGCCTATTCAAGAAAGAACGAAGCTATCATGAGAATAATGCTGGAGCTTGACGATGAGAAGAAAAAAGTGCTCAAAAAACTCCACTGCGATCCAGTGGATATTTTCACGGCAGCCGGGTTCTCTGGTGACAAGGTTGAGAGTTTTCGCAGATACGCAGAATCAGAGGACAGGGCCATAAGCCCGACCTCAATAAGGTCGAGGTATATCACAGAGGACGTGTCGCAGGGTCTCGTTCTCCTGGAGAGCATAGCAGCAATGATTGGTGAGGATGTGCCGGTGGCGTCCTCCCTCATCTCGTTGTCCGGGTATGCTCTCGGGATTGATTTCAGAAAGTCTGGAAGGACTGTTCAGACCCTTGGATGCGAAAGCTTCATCAACGATCATTATACTGGAAAATCATGGATACGAAAGAAGACATAAGATCCAGGACCTTCGGTATCGAGATAGAGATGTGCGATCTTGACAGGAACAAGGTCACGCTTCCATCAGGATATTCGTGGAGCAAGGATGAGGAGATAGTCAACACTGACGGCTCGTGTAACAAGAAGTTCGGAGGAGAGGTCAACACTCCCCCGCTCCGGCTGTTCTCGATGCAGGATCTGCACAACTTGAAAGACACCTATAACTCTATGTCGGCGGCAGGAGGCAGAATAAAGTGGAGTACATACACGCACGTCCATCTGTACGCCGGAGACCTTGATGTCGGGCAGTTGAAGAAAGTGTTTCTGTTATTCTACGTATGCTATCCTTATTTCAAGAGATACACCGGTCTGTCTGATTGGGATGAATTGGCTTTCAATTGCCAGCCTCTGCCTACCGAAAAGTATTATTATGGTGTGCTCAACGCAAGCACGCTCGACGAGATCAAGGAGGTTTTTACAAACCAGTCTAAGAAGGGGTTCATAAGACACGCCGTCAATATTTCGGCATACTTCAAGACGAAGACGATCGAGTTCAGATGCTTCCACGGCACAGATGACTTCTACCAGGCAATGAACTGCGTTTTCTCTGTTTACAGGTTCTTCTACTATGCCGTCGCGCACGAACTGGATGATTTCAACTCTATATCATCATATGATGAGTTTCTGAAAGCCACAGGGCTGAAATACAAGTGTCCTCCTGAACTATGCCCTCTCATCTATCAGGGAAACCCTTACAGTGCCATCGAGACATTTTGCACAAAGCCGATGCCGTACAATTCAAGATACGCATCGGCGTTATGGGACGCTGTCAGGGCTCATGGACACAAGAGGCTTTGTATAGTGAACGGCTTTATGTACTATTATGAGTTGTTCTTCCAGGACAAGGTGGAGTTGTCGATATACTGTCAGGATCCGTATATGCATCTGCTATATATGATTGCGAACGGAAAGACCTCGTTGAAGTATAGTGGGAAGTTAGAATGGCTGGAGGACTTCAACAATTCGACTCCTCAGCGGCAGGTGGCCATCGCTTTGTATGTCAGCAAACTCCAGAAGTTCAACATGAGTGATTCTGAAAGGAATGAAACTATCATCGATTCCTTAAAGATCAGAGCGAGGGAGTCTATAGAAAAGACAGAGAAGTCATGTGATAGGCTCATTACAATGCTGACCACCTGTGACTACCACATAGGTACATTGCAGGACGCCGTAGCAAACGAGAAGGCCGTGTTCTTCAACTACGGAAGGGACAAAAAACAGAAGAGGGTGTTCAAGCTCATAAGCGAGAACAGCGACTTGTTCCTTGACTTCGATGTCAAGAGGAATAGCTACTATGAGTTAATGGAGAGCCTTCCGAATGACTGTTGTTTCTATTACATAAGCAACAGCCCGTTCCTTAGGAACATGCACAAGATAGCCGTTTGGGACTCCTCTTCCGGAGAAAGACGTTCGGCAGGACGTTTTCTTTATTGCAACAAAGAGGTTCGCGAAAGCAAGGCATCCCTGTCTTATAGCTCATCCAGCACTGAGTTATGTGAGATCATCCCCCCAGATGATCTGAAAATCGACAATCCCAGGTTGCTGAAAATCGAATTGGTGGAATCTGGCCAACTGAAAGTGTTGCAGAGAAAGTTTATCAAGAAAGTTGACCAGTGTTCGGCGTGCGCTTTCCCATTCATCGTCTCGTATGGCAGATATACGCTAGGCGGGTTCGGTTTTGATCTTCCTCAGCATAAAGGTTTCGACCTGTTTCAGTTGACTGATTTCAGCACGAACAACGCTGTCCCTAGGCTTGCAAAGTTTATCCTTCTGTGCATACAGACAAGGGCTGTCCAAAGAGTGCTCAGCAGGAAGATGAAAAAACTATGCAAAAACGTGTTGAGTCTGGCCTATACTCATAAGCCAGTAAGCATGAAATACAGAGGAGTCTATAAGAAAGTGGACGACAAATGCACATCGTCTTATCTCGCCTACGAGGGAAGATTGGGAGTTTATGAGACATATGATGATATTTTAGCCAAATACCAAAAGATGATCAAGAATGGAAACGGAAAATAGATGGAAATACGACAAGGTGGACATTGGCCTCATTGACGAGGCGGACATGAACGCCAATGAGATGTCGAACGAGGACTTCATGACCCTTTGCGACAATATAGGTAAGTCGGGTATGAGCAGTGTCCCGTGTTGCTACCGAAAGCCGGATGGGAGGTTCGTGATGATAAGCGGACATCACAGGCTTAGAGCGTGCAAGAAGTTGCGTTACCGCACGGTAGGCATCTTGTGGTGTGATGAAAGCGAGCTGAGCAAGGATGAGATCATAGCAATACAGTTGTCGCACAACTCTCTGCACGGTCAGGATAACCAGAACATTCTGAAAAAGTTGTTCGAGCAGATTCAGTCTGTCGATTTCAAGAAGTTCGCTCATGTCAACATAGATGAGATAGAGCCGGTGAGTTCGGAGGGGATAGACATCTCAATGATGAAGGAGACATTTGTTTTCTCGGTTGTGTTATACCCCAAGTCCTATACGAGCATTGACGCTCTGTTTGGCGACATCAGGGAGCAGGCGAAGAAAAGCGATGCTCTTATACTGGCGAGCGGGGATGAAAACGAGGATATCATGCTTAGACTCCAGGCGGAGATTGGCGAACATTTTGAAATCAAGTCTCCAAGTATCACGTTCTCGAAACTATTGGAATTAGCATGCGAGCGTCTGGAGGAAATTAAAGTGGAGGAATCATGATCTGGTCGATAGTCCATACTCCGGAGATGCAGGACGGCACCACTCCGATATTCAGGTTTTATCAGGAGGTTATTGGCAAGGAGAATATCAGACTTGCTGTTGTCGATGAGGATGACCGTTTGGATTTCGTGTCAAAAGATGACATGGTTCTGGTAAGGACCGCCAACAGGAGACTGTGGAAAACCATACGCTCCAAAATGGTCAGATCTACACTCGAAGACCAGTGGGCATATGAATTGGCCGAAGACAAGGCTTCTCTTTCGGGTTACCTGTCGGATCGGGGCATTCGTGTACCTCGCCAATTCGGGATAAATGATATTGTGGATGGGGGCACGTATTTTGTCAAGCCTCGTTTCGGAAGCGACAGCAAGGGCATATCAGACCTCAGCGTTTGCAGATCCAAGAAAGACGTTGCAAGGCAGATTGCGATGATTTCAGAGGATTTTGGTCAGGATGCAGTTATTGAAGAGTTTGTTGATGGATTTGACTGCACGGTGTCCTGCTGGCAGGATGAAGGATCAGTGCAAACGGTCGCCATCGGCATTGAATGCAACGGTTCTGCTGGAGGAATCCAGACATTCGACGGCAAGCTGAACATAGAAGAGTATTGTTACCCAATTAATGACAGCGAAGTTGAACACATAGCACGTACCGTATTCTCGTTGATGAAGATTAAGCATTGCGCAAGGATAGACTTCCGCGGAGACAAGTCAGGACGTTATTATCTGATTGATGTGAATCTGATGCCTGGGCTCGGCCCGTTGGCTCATTTCCCCAAGAGTCTACTTCTTGCGAGGAATATGTCGTACAGGGACGCCATCAATGCCGTTATATCTTCTGCGACTTAAATATGATTGAGTATGAAAAGGCCATCATTCAAGACCATAGCCAAGACTTACGAGAAGAAGGCGGCCAACGTGTCGGCTACATGTAGCGCGCTTAATGTTTCGCGTACAGCATTCTATAAGTGGAAAAATAAGTACCCCAAGCTTGAGGCATTGCTTGACGAGGTTGACGAGTCTCTTCTTGACTTCGCAGAGAGCAAACTTGTCCAGAACATACAGGACGGTGACGTGACATCGTTGATATTCTTCCTGAAGACCAAGGGAAAGAAGCGAGGGTATGTTGAGCAGATTGATAACAAAGTGACGATAAGCCCGTTCGAGGAGTTGATGAAGGCTCTTCCGGACGATGTTGAGCCATAGAAGTGTCTATTAAGCATGGATGACAAGTCGCTGAGATACATGTTAGCCTGGAGAAAGGACTGGGCGCGTTTCGCAAGGGACGTGCTCAAATCTCGTCTTGACTCAGAACAGGAGGACATCCTTCATTCGGTTCAGACCAATCCGAAAACGACAGTGGCATCGGGGACTGCAAGAGGCAAGGACTACGTGTCGGCTGTGGCTTGTATGTGTTTTCTGTATTTGACTCCTCGATTCAACAGCGAAGGAGTACTTATAAAGAACACTAAGGTGGCCATGACCGCCCCGACAGGACGTCAGGTGCAGAACATTATGATGCCGGAGATCCAGAGACTTTTTTATAGGGCCTCCGGATGTCTCCCAGGCAGGGTAACATCGCAGTATATAAGCACTGGTTACTCGGAATGGTTCCTGACCGGATTCAAGGCCGGAGACGACAATATGGAGGCATGGTCAGGATTCCACGCCGTAAACACCATGTTCGCGGTAACCGAAGCCTCAGGTATATCCGACACCGTGTTCAACGCTATAGAAGGAAACTTGCAAGGCAACTCTCGCTTGCTGCTAGTATGGAACCCTAACACCACAGTAGGCTTCGCTGCAAGATCTATGTCCTCTCCGCAATTCGCCAAGTTCAGACTAAACTCCCTTCATGCGGAGAATGTCGTGTCGAGGAAAGTTGTCATTCCGGGGCAGGTGGATTATCCTTGGGTTAAGTCGAGGGTCGAGGACTGGTGCTCCCCTATTCAGGAATCCGATATGGACGAGGGTGAGGGGGACTTCCGTTTCGAGGGCGGCATTTATAGGCCAAATGATCTTTTCAGGGTTAAGGTGTTAGGTATGTTCCCAAGAGTGTCTGAGGACTGTCTTGTCCCATATGAGTGGATAGCGTTGGCCAACAAGAGATGGGAGGCCATAATCGAGGAGTTCGGGGAGGGCTACATCCCTGATGAGGATCTGCGCCTTGGGGTCGATGTTGCAGGTATGGGCCGCGACAGCAGTTATCTCGCTCCCAGATACGGGAACTTTATGCACAGGCTTATTGGACATCAGTCAGCAGGTCACGCCGACCATATGAGGGTTGCCGGTATGGTTGTCAACGAACTCCGTAAATGCCGTACATCGGATGCAAGAGCCTTCATCGATACTATCGGCGAGGGCGCGGGTGTCTATTCCCGCCTGGTGGAACTCGGTGTCAAGGGGGCCACCTCCTGCAAGTTCAGCGAGGGAGCTGGAAAGAATTCGGACATTACCGGGCAGCACCGTTTCTCCAATATGAAGGCCTTTCTTTATTGGTCGTTCAGGGACTGGCTCAACCCTAAGAACGGATTCGACGCTGCACTTCCTCCAGATGACGCTTTGACAGAGGAGGCGACAAGCGTTAAGTGGCTTTTCCAGTCCAACGGAAGCATCTTAATTGAGCCTAAGGATGAGTTAAAGAGAAGGATAGGAAGAAGCCCGGACAGGCTAGATGCTGCAGCCAACTCATTTTACCCAGTCCACAAGGAGTCGGGGTTGTCAGATGAAGAGATTCTGGCTGATTTTCTGTAATCAAAAGCGTTTCATAATGAAACGTTTTCACTATATTTGCGGATAGAGATAGAACATTGTTTTATGAAGAGCCTTGAAGAGATATTCGCTCCGGGCAACACTCCGGAGCAGATCATATCGGCCCTCAGCGGCCAGAAGAAGGACTGTCCGTCTTGGGATGTCATATCCAAGGATTTCGACACGAGGAAGCATGATATCGTGGCCGACCCGATGCTGCGCCCGAAGGAGAAGATCAAGGGCGGACGGAAAGAACGTCCGGCCAAGCTGACGTATGCGGCTGAGCAGATAGCCACCAGACGAATGACGCAAATGGCCTTCTCCATTCCCGTGAAGAGGGTTTACAGTCAGGCGGCCAACGATGTCGAGAAGGCGTTCCAAGACGCGATAGAGGCTGTCTATAAGAACGTCAGGATCGATGGCGTAAATATAAACAGGATGTATGCGTATTTCGCCGCCTGTGAGATGATGACCTTCTGGTACATAGCGGAAGGAGACGAAGTGGTGAACAAGTACGGGTTTGACTCCAACGTCAAGATACGATGCAGGAGCTTCTCTCCTATGCCGAGGAGATTCTCGAAGATAGCCCAGGCCTCCATCTACCCGTATTTCAACGAGGATGATGACCTTGTCGCTCTCAGCGTGGCGTACGTAGATCAGGAGAACGTCAGCCACTTCAACTCCTATACTGCGAAGAACGCCTACTTCTTCCGGCAGGAGGCCGGAGGGTGGACATCAGAGGTCAGGCCTAACATAGCGGGCAAGATTCCTGCCGTCTATATCCAGAGGCCGATTCCTGTGTTCGACGGCATATCGTCCAACCGTGACGACATCGAGTTCACGCTTAGCCGCAACTCGGACAACATAAGGAAGAACTCGTCGCCGATACTGAAAATCATCGGAGAGCTGGCTGGCGGCGACACACTCCCTGTCGGCGATACGGCAAGGCAGGTGTACAAGATGAAGGATGGCGGAGACATCGGTCTCATCAGCCCTGCGCTTACCACAACTGATGCCAAGGCTCACATCCAGATGTTGAAGCAGATTGATGACGAGACCACGCAGCAGGCGGACATGACTATGGAGAACCTCAAGAGCCTCGGCGCGCAGAGCGGGGAGGCGAGAAAGACGCTGCTGACAGAGCCGCATCTGAAAGTCGGAGAGGAGAAGCATGAGATCGTCTGGTTCCTTGACCGGGAGTTCGAGGTGATCAAGGCTTTGCTTGTCACGGTCAAGCCTGAATGGAAGCAGTATCAGCACACCACCAGATGCGAGCAGCTCATAACGCCGTTCATCCAGAATGACACGGCGGCGGACATAACGAACTTCTCCAAGGCCTCGGGTGTCCTTGTGTCGCAGAAGACGGCCATCAAGCGGGCCGGACTTGCCGTGGACGCGGATGCCGAATATGAGGAGATTATGAAGGAGAAGAGGGAGGAGGCCGAGGCCCAGCGGATGGAGGATGTCTTCACAGGAGCAGAATAGTGATGTATGGGGAGGCTTGACGAGTACAGGAAATTGCAGGCGAAGCACCTCGCAAGGGTTGAGAGGTATCTTGCGAGGTTGAAATCCCTGTACTCGAAGGCCGTGTCCGGACTTGTCGATCTGGCCTCAGAGTCCAAGTTTGACGGTGAAGGTCAGTTCTATTTCTCCGATTACCCTGAGTTGAAGAAGGAGGTCAACGAGGTCGTCACCAATCTAGCCACGGGCATCGAGCAGACGGTGCTGCGTGGCACGACCGCCGAATGGGCTCAGGGCAACACGACCGCGGACGGCACTGTGGAATATGTCCTTGACAAGGCCGGAATCGATTCTGTCGGGGATTTGACGGACAAGGCGGTGGGGAGGTATTTCAACAACCACGAGTCAGCCTTGAAGGCATTCCAAAAGCGCAAGATCGGAAACGGGCAGACCCTTTCGACAAAGGTGTGGGATCTGGCCAACCATCAGAAGGTCGAGGTCGAGTTGGCGAGATCCATTGCGGAGGGAGTGAGTGCCGCCAAGATAGCGTCCAGTATGAAGTCCCTGCTGAAAGAGCCGGACAAGTTATTCCGCAGGGTCAGGGACAAGAACGGTGTTCTGAGGCTATCCAAGAACGCAAAGGCCTACCATCCTGGATCTGGGACTTACAGGAGCAGTTACAGGAACGCCCTGCGCCTTGCGAGGACGGAGACGAATATGGCGTACAGGAGTGCCGAATGGGAGGGCTATCAGGAAAAGCCTTATGTCGTTGGGTTCGAGATCAAGCGGAGCACGCATCCGTATGACTGCCCTGTCTGCGAGGCGTTGGCAGGGAGATACCCGAAGGACTTCAAGTGGAGCGGCTGGCATCCAAACTGCCGGTGCTATATGGTTCCGATCACGTTCACGGAAGAGGAGATGGACAAATACGGGGATGCTTTTGTTGAGGGTGAGGATTTCGACAGTACTACCTCAGTCAACTATGTCGGGGATGTGCCGAATGGATTCAGGGAGTGGATAGAGGGAAACAGGGAACGTGCAAAAGGGTGGAGTTCCCTTCCGTATTTCATCAAGGATAATCAGAGCTACGTTGGGAAGTTTGATGTCGATATATACAGTGCGGCTGAAAGGAAGTTCACCCGTGCTGGAAGGGTCAGGGAATCGATGCGTAAGGCCCTCGGGGAGTATTTGCAAGAGAGATACAAGGACACTATCCCCAACACGGAACTGGCTGCGATATATCACTACACAAGAGGAGATATCAGCGCATTCCGGTCTTTGAACAAGCAACTGCGATCCGGATCAGTGTCTGATTTCAACGTTGCGTTCTCCGAACTATTGTCAGAAGGAATCTCGAAAGTAAGCGTCTATGATGGATCTGTCTATCGGTCTATCAAGCTGAACAAGAAAAACCTTAAGGATTGGCTGGATTGCGCCATATCTGGCGGAAGCAAGACATTCGATGGATTCACATCGGCATCAAAGGTTCAGTCGGAGGCCTTTGGGACATTTGAGGACAAGATAAAGACCAAAAGCAACGAAACAGTCTGCCACATCGAAATTTTATCAAAAAACGGGAGGGACATATCGGATATCTCACAATTTAATGGTATCTTTACAACTGAAAATCAACAAGAAGTGATCTTTGACAAAGGAAGTCGCTTCAAGTTTGTTTCAGTTGACAAGGAGGACGACATCTACTATTTCACTTTACAGGAGTTATGAGACAGAGGATAACAAGAATGCCCACGGATGAGGAGTTCGAGGAGATGTGGGAGGCTTCACAGAGGGCCCACGAAAGGAAGAGAAAGGAATTCGAGCGAACTCACACCAAGGAGGAGATAGAGGCCATCGAGAACGACCCTATGTTCCAACGATGGGATGACGGCTCGGACATTCTGGGTTGACGACTATGCAGACAGCTCCATGAGAGCTGTTTTTTCGTGTCTTTCAGAAACGCAAGATCTTATGCAATTCAGTGAAAATAAGCCGATTAAATTTGGCATAATCAATTATTTTCGCTAACTTTACCATACCAAAAAAACAACTAAAAGTAAGTGAGTTATGAGCAAAGTTTCAGAAAAACGGCGGGTAGTCTCCGCTTTCACCCTGCGATATGAGAAAAAGCAGGGGTTCGATGTTCCCGTCGGGGATTCCCGGTGTAATGTCCCCACGGCGGCAGCCGAAGTCTTATATAAGATATACGAGGCCACCGACAGCGTGATTCAGGCGAAGGAGTACTGCTTCGCCCTCCTGCTCAACAGGATCAACAGACCCGTTGGGTACATTAAAGTAGCAGAGGGAGGAGTTAGTGAATGCTCTCTTGACAATCGTCTTATATTGAAGGCAGCCCTTGATCTCAATGCCACTGGAGTTATTCTATGCCACAACCACCCGAGTGGTAGTCCATATCCAGGGCCTAGTGACCTGAAACAAACGGATTCGCTCCGCAAGGCTCTGAACACGTTAGACATCAATCTTCTGGACCATATTATATTGACGGATGGCCAGTTCTATTCTTTTGCGGACAGCTGCGCTGCTCCGCTCAATAAGTAAGTCAAAAAAAACTAAAGAAAGTAAGTAAGATCAGCATGAAGAAGTCAATCAAAGTAATCGCCAAGTGCGCCTTGGTATTGGTCGGAACGTTATCGTTACTCGTTCTTGTCGGAGAGCCTACGGCGGAGTTCAACGACTTCGCAAGAAACACCGTAGGAGTATCGGAATCAGTGGCCATTATTGCAGTCAAGTCTATGTGTATAGGCCTCATAGCTGTCTGCTGCAAGGTCTATGAGATAATGGAGCCCGGAGTTTTTGACAAGTAGCAAGAGCAAAAAGATAGTAAGTTATGAAGATAGGAATAGAGCAGTTCATAAAGCAGAACGCCGGATGGGACCCAAAGTACGGCCTCGGCCACAAAGAGGAGGAATGGCAGGAAAACTACGACATCGCCTGTGAGGTAGAGGAACGCCTCCAGAACAATTATCCTATGGACGGGGATGTTCACCCAGGCGACCTCGTTGAGATCTCCGACGGGTACAGGGTTTACAAGAACGCCCTTGTCTGCTCAATAGACAAGAACGGCGTGTGCGAGGTCTGCGAGCGGTGGAGCGCGTTCACGTTCGGCAAATCGTTCAGTGTGTCCGGCGGGGTGTGGCACAGCATCCACAAATCCAACTTCGTGAGGAATGGTAACGGTGTGGCGACATATTGGACTTGGGGACGCAACGGAGCCGGTGCGGATCAGGGGATCTATTTCCCAGTGCTTGTCCAGAGATGGATAGTCCCTTATGAGAAGCAGCAACCGGAGACCACCGTGCTGTTCAGGACGAGCAAGCTCCGGTCTGAACCAAGGGTGTCCATCACTGGCCCCGGATTTTCCACCCTTGCGACATTTTGCTCCGTGAAGGCTTTCAAGGCTTGGGCGGAGTATGTGGGCTTCGGATATGAGAAGCTCGGGCAGGCCTGGAACGGGGTGATCTCCAGACGGGGAAAGCAGAACATCACTGACCGTCTTTTCTGGACAATGGACGACCTGCCGGACGGGGCGAAGCCGCTCTTCGCCATGAGCAATGGTTCTATGGTGCAGTGCTACGTCAGCAATGACGGTGACACAATCACGACATGGAGGCCGAACCCGAACAGCAAGGCGGTGTTCAATCCGCTGCCCTTCGAGGAGGCTAAGAGGTATTACGGTAATCCGATGGGCGTATGAGAAGCTACACTTTGTTCGACGAGAAGAACGTCGCCACTGACTGGGTGTCAGAGGAATTGGCGGAGGGAAACTGTTCCACCTCTTTCGGAAGTATGGGTAAATACTGGGCATTCTACTCCGACGGCCGTCTCTGGGAGGCGACATTGTTCGAGAACTCGCGCCACGAGTTGAGGCTGGTCAACAGGGACTACATGATGAAATGTGACATCACGTGTATGATGGACAGATTGCAGAGACTGTCTGATAGTTTGGACGAATTTCGTCTTGAAGTCGGATGGGATGGCAAGGACACGCTGATAGTCCGGCCGTATTATGCGGAGGAGCCTTTCACATTGCTTGAAGTCTTGGAGAAATCAAGGGTTCAGGGTATTGATTATCTTGTCCACATTCCTCGTTCTGGGGCCGAGGATCTTGTATATACCGGCATAGGCCTTACAGTTGCAGGGAGATTCAGATTTAAGGACGCTCTTTCTCTCCCGACTAGAATATCGAAGGATGGCACAACCATAATTGTCGGGTCTGATCTGTCGAACGTGGATTGTTGTTATGAGGCTCATGGGATGTTTTATATGATGAAGAAGTTTAATCAGGAAAGAGCAATGGAGCCAAAATTTCGGTCAATAGAATTAAGCACTTTATTTAATATTTAGTAAGTTATGGAAAGAGAACGCACAAAGGAGGCAGCCCTCGCCTTCATTGAGAACGGAGGGCACTGCATCAAGAGGTTTGGCTGGGCCTGGAAAGGAGGAAGAACCGAACCTTGCTCAAAGGAGGAGGCTTTGAGGCTCCTGCAGAAGTTTGACTTCGGCAAGGGTTACTACGAGTTGGTTTGGAGAGACAGATTCCAGGTGCTTGAGTTCTGCGAACTTTCGGAAGCGGATATGTTGTAATGTGGAGGATAAAAATGGGAAAGAAGAAATTTTTGTATCACCTTAGTGAGGTTTCCGGCACTCTTGGGTGGAGTATTCGTTCCGCAAAAAATGGACATTCTCCAAGCACTTCCCTATTGTTGGCCAACAGGAATTTAATATCAGCGGTTGACAATTTGTGCCAGTCAAAAGCCGATGTTGGTAAAGAGGATATGCTATGCGCTGTATCTGGCTTTCGTAAGGATCGAAGGGTTCGGTTGGCTCATATCTTAGGATGCTCCAGTCTTCAAAAGTTAGTTGGATTGTTGCAGCGCACTGGTTTGAATGCCCCTGATGACGACATTAAGCTTCTTCTGATAGGAGGCAGCCCTTTCTTTTCTATGCCTATGTACGATAATTGTATTCGGGCATCTGAGGTTGCCGTGTTCTGTACTGCTTTCGGCATCAGCCGAACAGAGTTCAATCAAGTTTTCAGGTCTCCTCTTTTGAAGTCTGGTACTATAAGTTCATCAACTTGGGCTAAGGCGTTAAAGGGACATAGAAAGAAAGTTCCTTCATGGCTGCAAGAGGTGGACGATCTGTGCAGGCTATCTTGTGCGAAAATGGTGAACGGGATAATTCAAGTAAGATGAACAAGTACACGCTTGTGATTCTCGACTACGAGAGCAGCGAGGTCAGGATCTTACAGGTCGATAACGACGAGATTGAGAGGAAATGGAACGATGACGTCTCTGAATATGTCACAGGGGATCAGGACAAGGGAGGTCTCGGCTACGGAAGAGACCAGGTCGAGTGGCTCTACTCCTGTGAAGTAAGAATGAGAGCTGATTTTATAACTAATTATGGCTAAATTGATTGCGGATTGCGGAAACGTGTGGGGACCTTTACAGAGTTCACACATAAAAAGATAGCGGTCGGTTAGCCGCTATTCCCCTCCGTTCTGGAGGGCTTACACTTTTTTGTTGTTAGAGTTGGTACCGGATCCGTCGTGAGATGCGTCCGGTTTTTCATGCCATCTTTCTTCTCGTGCAGATACAGAAAACCTTTCGTAATTTATTAGAAATAAGCTGATTAAATTTGGTATATCCAATTTTTTTCATTAGATTTACAATACCAAAAAAAACAACTAAAAGTAGTGAGTTATGATAACAATTCAGTTTGGAAAGCGTATTCGCAAGGGATGGTCAGATTCATTTTCTGTTGAGCTTGTCACAATTGACACAGAGTGCGAGTCTATCGAGGATGCTTACAAAGTCGCTTTGGCCAACGGTCACGACCCTAATAAGAATATTCGTTGGTGGAACAGAGATGAACAGAGTAAGTAATCAGCAAGGCTATGAGGCACGAAAGATTCGCAAGCGCAACGATCAAGTTCCTGGACCTTGACATCCGTTCTGGGAGAAGTGAGTTTATGGTAGGTTCAAAAAATATCACCCTTGACTGGAAGCAAAGCCAGATGTTCCGTGGAATGGAGGCTTGGGACTCCGGTCTTGAACGGGTTGCGTTCGGCACCCTTCCTGTATGGAAGTTCAACGCAAGGAAAGCACACAGACAAGGCGGAGTGGTCAAGGCTGGCATCATTGCCGAATTGATGGGAATAAGCGGAAGATTGGTTTAATAGGATATCAAAGTTATGAGAATTTTCACTTCGTATTTCGGTAGGACAGCCCTGTTGCAAAGATCAGGCATCGTCCCGATTGGCATAGCCCTCTGGTTGCCAAGATGGTATTCCGGCAAGTCGATGAAATCAGTGGCTCCAACGGGCTATATGGTCAAGGGTGACATCACCCAAGACCGGTATGTTGAACTGTACAACAAGGAGATCTTGGGAAAACTCAGGGTCGAGGAGGTTGTCTATGAGATAGAGCGGCTGTCTGGCGGGAAGGATGCGGCTCTGCTCTGTTACGAGAAGCCGGGTGATTTCTGCCACAGGCATCTGCTGGCAGACTGGTTGACAAGGGAGTCCGGACTGGTGGTCGAAGAGTTTGACCAGGAAAAGCATTCGGCGGTACAAGAACAACCCGAGACAGTCAGCAAGGCTGACAATGAGCCGACGTTATTTTGAAATATTCAACATCATAAAAAAGTAAGTAAGTTATGAGCAAAGCAAGCATCAGCCTTTCAGGCAAGGCAAGAATCGTGAGGAGGGCTTCCTCACTCAACAGAATCGCGTCGGTTCTCGGATGCGAGGTCAAGACAGACGAGTCCTGCAACGTCATTCTTTCTGGAGAGACAGACAAGGCACGCAAGGCGTTCGATGTACTGAAAGCCTACGGCTACGTCAGCAAGAAATCAGAACTCTGTTTCGAGACAGGTAACAGTTGGTTGTTCATCAGTTAAGGGAGGATTATTATGAGGACTTATGCGGATTTTGACGGCAAGAACGCCGTTCCCGAATGGGTTGAGGACTGCTTCGACTGCGTGCGCAGCGAGGACGGGAAGAGTTGGGCTTTCTTCTATGGGGAGACCCTCTGGGAGGCGGAGACTGACGCGCACGCGACAGTGTTCCGCAACAGGAACAACGCTGACAAGGGCAAGGCCATCGAGGAACTCTTCGATGAGCTTCGCGAGTTCGAGAAGTTCGCGCTGGAAGAGTTGCGGATGGAACTCGATATCGTGGATGTGGATACAGTAAAGATAAGGTTTTTTTATAGAGATTAAGAATATGAGTGATTCGATAATGAAGAAAGTCTCCGTTGAGGAGTTCACAAGGCTTGTAAAGGAGTTGACGCTCGGCAAGGAGCTTTGTTTCGCAGCGTATATCCCGGAGGGTGCGAACGATCCTGATGAGGCTGTGGACTGGTGGTCTGCTGTACGCATCAATATAGGCAAGGAGGAGTATACGGTGGTCTATCACTGCGGAGGTCTAACGTCAAGGTCTTTGGTGTTCGATTCTCCGAAGGAGCTGGACGCCGAGTATGTGGATGGGTTCCTTGCCTACTATGGCCTTTTGCAGGACGGTCATGTGAATGTTGAGTTCGGAAGTTCAGGGAAAGCGGAGGATCAGAGGAAAAACAGCAAGAAGTAAGAATATGGAAGAATTGAACAGAATAGAGTTACAGGGAAGAATCGGCAACATCAGGGTCTATGAGGTAGGCAACTCGAAGACCGCCAGGATTTCCATCGCCACTAACAGGATGTTCGAGTCTACGGACGGCGCGAAGACCATCGAAACTACTTGGCACGACATCTCTGTCTGGCAGGAGAACATCAAGGAGGAGCTCGGAAGCGTCAGGAAAGGTGACATTCTCCACGTCATTGGGCGTGTGAGGAGGCAGAGATATGTCTCGGCTGACGGAGAGGAAAGATACACCTACGAGGTCGTCGCACACAGCGCAGAGATCGTCAGGTAATAGCCGGGAAGTTTTTTTTCCCTGATTTTTTAGCAAACCGTTGTAATATGCAACGGTTTTTCTTATCTTTGCCGTTGAGCCATCTGGCCTCAAAGGTGTTGTCTCACAACTTCATTTACTTACTGAGCCGGAGCCGCCTTGATGGCCAAGGAGGCTCCGGATATTTGTTAACCAAATAAAGCAACAGTTTATGAAGACAAAGGTCTTTGAGAGGTTGAAGCCGAAAGCGGTTTCGTTCGGATTCAACGATGATGAGCTTAGGACTGCCGCCGAGTGCATCGCCGGAAGTCTCGCTCCAGAAGCCACCGACGAAATGATCGACAAGGCGATCGACCAGTTCGTTCCCATTCTCGGTTTGTCCCAGAACGCGGCCCAGCGCAGTTTCACGCGTATGAAGACGCAGTTTGAGAAAGACCACCCAACCCCCACCGCTACACCTCCGGCCCAGACTACGCCTGCGGCAAAACCTGACGATCCTAATAACAAGAAGGATCAAGACGGCGAGATGCCTGCCTGGTTCAAGGCTTACCAGTCCGAGAAGGACAAGGAAGCCAAGGAACTGAAGGAGCAGATCGAAAGGATGAGCAGGGAGAGGGCCAACGAGGGCTACAGATCCAAGGCGCTGGCGGCGCTCAAGGATGTTGACGAGAACTACTACGGGCTGATGCTTGAGGGAAGGCAGTTCGAGAGCGAGGAGGATGTCAACAGCTTTGTGACCAAGGTCAGTGACGGCTGGAATAAGCTGGTTCAGGCGAAGAACATCCAGACGCAGAAGGAGGTCACGCCTCCGGGCGGAGGAGCCCCGGCGCAGGACAAGCCGAGCCAGGCCATCCTTGACAGAATAGCGGAGAGGGGCAAGATTCAGGAAACGTCTCCGATCAAGGGTCTTCCTGCGCAGAACTGACGGCCCGGAGGCAAAGATTAACTAAAAATCCAATTGACCATGGACAAGACCAAAAGATTCAGCGTCACGGACCCGGGGAAGAACGCCCCGATAGTCTTTGACCAGATTTTCGCCGAGAAGGTTGGAGGCGGGCTTGTGAAGAACAGCCCGTTCGACCTTTATCCAGGCATGGCGGTCTCTGCTGACGGCAACGTCATCAAGGCCTACAAGGTCGTTGAGGATGCGTCGGAAAGCGCCTCCTCCATCAAGATCGCCAAGAATTCAGGCATCGTAAAGGGAGATGTCATCGCCAAGGGCAAGGTGGGCGTGGCCTGCACAGCCGTTGACACAACCACAAGCAAGGACTTCGACACAGTGACCGTGAAGCTTACGGTGGCCGTGAGCAAGGGGGACATCCTCTATCAGGCTGCATCGGCAAGCGCTGACGCGGCGGCTCCGGTACACGCTCCGAAGTACCTGCTCGGTGAGTTCGTCGAGGCGAACTCCGGGGACGAGCTCGTTAAACTCGTGAACGGTGCCAACATCAGGAAGGAGACCGCTCCTGTCGCCGACGAGGTGGTAGCCCTGATGAAGAGCATCGACAAGATTTAGTATCTGTAACCAAACCAACCAGAAATCATGGAAAAGCCAATTATGGATTTGATCCAGGTCGATCTCCAGGCGGAGGTCACCTCCTACAAGGTAGGCTTGAATATGGTGTGGCCGACCTTCTTCCCGTTGAGGTACACCCCGAAGATGGACTTCAAGTCCCTTTCGGGCAACGAGGGCCTGCCGATCTCGGCAGACCGAATCGCGTTCAACGTGAAGGCGCCGGTGAAGACCAGAAAGAAGATCGGCCAGTGGAGCGGAACTCTGGCCAAGATCGCCATCTCCCGCAGCAAGGACGAGAACGACATCAATGACTACAACGACCTGAGGACTCTGGCCGCCAAGTCGGACATCGATGTCGATATGAAGAAGAAGCTCATCGACATCGTGTACGATGACGTGACCTTCGTCCACGACGGTATGGACGCGAAGGTTGAGGTTGACGCGTGCGACATCGCCTCTCACGGAGTCCAGAACTACAATGAGATCGTTGACGGCGACAACGCCACAAGCGACGTTATCAACTTCAACGTCCCTGCGGAGAACTTTATGGGAGTCTCCAAGCCGTGGAGCAACGCAGAGGAGGCGGACGGAATCGGAGACATCATCAAGGCCAAGGAGATCATCAAGAAGGCTCACAAGCCGACCCCTCGCTTCGCCATCATGGAGCAGGCCGCTTTTGACCTTCTGATCGCCCAGAAGAAGACGCTGGCCAGACTGTCAGCAGCCTCCGCCCTCGCGACCGGGACCGTTATGGTGACCCCTGACAGCGTTGACCTCGACAGGATCAACCGCTATATGACCTCGAAGGGATTCCCGGCCATCGTCGTGATCGACACGGAGGTGTCCATCGAGGGCAAGGACGGCGTCGAGACCCCGTTGAAGCCTTGGGCTGAGAACGTGGTCACTCTGGCCCCGTCCCTCACGCTCGGCCACACGTACTACAAGACCGTGCCTATCGTCGAGAACAGCCCGGCTCTTCAGGCGTACGCCAAGTTCTACAAGGTGACACGCTACAGCGAGCTCAACCCTATGCAGGAGGTGACCCTCGCCGAGGCGTATATGCAGGTAGTTCTGGAGAACAGGGCCTCCACCGCGTTCATCAACACGGCGAAGACCTCCTGGAGCAACGGAGCCGCCTAAAACAGCATAAGGTTCTGGCTTATGGATGTGAAGACAGCATTGCTTCTTTCGGTGTCATTTCCGCTTGCGGAGTCGCAGGCGGAGGTGATGGCCGTCAGGAGAGGGCTTGACTTCAACGAGCTTTTCACGAAGGAGGTGGCCAACTCCCCGGAGTACGAGTTGACCTACGCCGACAGCCTCAGGCTGCTCGTCACCCAGCCGAACGTCTCGGAGGGTGGCGTGAGCATCTCGGTGTCGGACAAGGCGACCCTCATCGCCATCGCCAACTCGATCTACAGGAAGCACGGCGAGCCTCTCATCCGCGAGCAGAACCCCACAGTGGAACCGATAGAAGACTGACCGTCCGCCTATGCCTGTCGTGATGTTCAGACCCCACTCCCTTTCCGTGCTCAGAGTCTCGGAGGGCAGTTATGACGGCAACGGGGACTATGCGCCGTCCACGGAGGGCTGGTCCTGCAGGATCCCTTGCAGGTACGAGCCCAACGGGAGGGCAAGCACCGTCCCGGTCGGGGAGGACAGGAACTACGTTTACAGCTACACCGTCTATCTCGACACAGACTGCCCGGAGATCTCCTACGGACAGGTCGTGAGGATATTCGACAGATGCGGCAGGAGCATAGGGGACTTCCGCGCGAGGGGATTCCATCGCGGGCAGTTGAACTCCAAGTTATGGGTGTAAAAATCCAAGGCTTCAACGAGATGATGGCCACGCTGAACGCCAGGGCTCAGAGGATAGTGGAGAACTTTCTGATGAACCTCGACTATCTCGGCCTCCAGTCGGTAAGGTACATCCGCGACCGAACAGCGGATGAGAGCTGGATGGATCAGACCGGCAACCTGCGTTCGTCAATCGGATACATAGTGGTCCGGGACGGCGAGATCAGCAAAAGCGGAGGCTTCGAGAGGGTTGACGGCCCGAAGCGCGACAAGTCGTCCGAAGACGGCTCGGCAGAAGGCAGGAGCTACGCCGAAAGGCTGGCGGCCAATTACCCCACTGGGTATGCCCTCATCGTAGTGGCCGGAATGGAGTACGCCGCATACGTGGAGGCCAAGGCCAACAAGGATGTTCTCGCAGGAGGCGAGATATTCCTGAAAAAGGAGGTCAGGAAGCTTGTCAGGCGGCTCAGCCAAAAGTACGGAGGGAAATGATGATGATTTCAGACATCGACATAAAGGACATAGCCTACAGGCTTGTCAGCGGAAGCCCCTTGAAGGGGATGATAAGCGGTCGTGTCTATAAGGACGGAAGGCCGATGAACTCCGGCAAGGAGGACATAGCCATAGCGGTTCTGGCGGGTGACGCCGCCCAGTCGCAGGAGTTCGCCCTTGTCATCAACCTCTTCGTCCCTGACGGCAACCGCGTCAACGATTCGGTCGAGAGCACAAAGAGGCTCCGCCTCCTCTGCTCAGAGTGCATCAAGACGTTCGAGAGCGCACACTTCGAGAAGGTGTGGTTTCATCTTGACTCCCAACGGGTGATGAAGGCCGACGACGCGGACGAGCACTTCATAAGCAACAAGGTCATAGCGGATGTCTGCTGTGGATAGCGAAAGGACAATTTAACGAACAGTGTCATTATGGCAAAGGAAAAGAATCTTACCATCGGCTGGGGCAAGCCGACGATCTACGTCAAGGACATCTCCACTACCGGAGGGGCGTGGACGAAACTTCCTGACGCGGTGGAGGACTCCGTACAGTTGACCCCGACCAAGGGCGACAAGGTGGAGGCCACCGTCGAGGGAGGCGCTCCTGAGGCCGTCAAGTACAAGCGCAGCAAGTATGAACTGACCTACGGCATCCGCAACGCGGCGGAGAGGGATATGCCTATCGAACACGAGGACGGCGTGGTCCAGGACGAGTACGCCGTAGTGGTCGTTCCTGAGAACCCGAAGGCACCGGGCTGCTACATCGAGCGGTCGGCGGTCTCAGTCGAGGATCCGTTCGACGCTGCGAAAGGATCAAACTGGACCTACACGCACAGCGTGCTCACACCGTCAGCGGGGAAGATGGTCAAGTGGGGTATCATGACCGTTACGGATAGCGGATCTGGCATCTCCATCAGCGCCAACGGCAGGGACTTCTCGTCCGCGACCGAGCTTTAGCATTGACACCGCATCCGGGACGGTGGTGATGAGTATCCCGGAACAACGCCCCATAAGTGGACTTGACGAACGTACAGTGAGTAAGTCGGACTTATAGGCTGTTCGATCCAGCCGGGGCGTCCAAGCAAAAAAACGTCTTTGTTATGGGCAATGAAAGCACAACGGAGAAAAAGGTCGAGCGTGCCATCCTCCAGAAGGGAGGGAAGGTGAGGATAGGAGACAGGGAGTACGAGTACCCCTCCCCCACCCTCGGAACGCTTTATATGGTCTCGGCTCTTATCTCGGACATCCCTGAGATCTCCGATTCAAAGGACACTGCGGCTGTCGTAGGATCGGCCTCCTGCGCGAGGTCGGTGGCCAAAATCATAGCCACACTCATCATCGGAGCCAAGAGCCTCAAAAAGACGGCAAACAAGCCCATACAGAGACTTCTTTCGGCAATCAAACTCAAGCAATCACCACTTGACGCTCTCACCGGGGTGATTCTTGACACCTGCACCCCGCGTGAGGCCTTGAACATATTGGTAGAGCTTCTCGGAGAGTCGCAGCTGCCGGATTTTTTCGTTCTTACCACTTTCCTGCGAGACGCAAGTCTGACAAGGCCGACGAAAGTGGTGGAGACCGGAACGACAGCCCCTGGGCGGTCATAGCCGGAATAGTGAAGGCCTACAATGTCAGTTTCGATTACGCCATATACGAGATGAGCTACCAGAACGCCATAATGTACAACAGGGTTCTTCCGTCCTACGATTCGGTGAAGAGCGGGGACGGCGGTTCGGGCGGCCCTGAGATGATTGACGGCGACGACCCTGACAGGATGAACGAGATACTTTCTTATCTGGACTGATTATGGCTGATGACGGAAGACTGCACGTGATTATAGACGGTGACTCCAGCGAGCTGCAGAAGGCTCTGCGTGACATCACCAAGTCGTTCGACTCCACACAGGAGGGGGCCGAGCGTCTCGGCGGCACCATTGACGGCCTGAAAGGCAAGGTGGCCGCATTCTTCTCGGTGGCCGCCGCAAAGTCGTTCCTTCAGAAAGTCTATGAGACGCGGTCTTACTTCCAGGACATCGAGAGTTCGATGAAGGTGTTCCTCGGAGACGCAGAGAAGGCGGCCGACTTCACACAGAAGCTGAAAGACTACGCCTATTACAACATGTTCGAGTTCTCGGACCTCGCTCAGGCAAGCCAGCAGCTCATAGCCTACGGCAACAGGGTTGAGGACGTGATCGGGATCATCGACAAACTGTCCAACATCGCCACGGCCACCAAGGTTCCGCTCATGGATATGGTGGCTTTGTACAACAGGGCGAAAAATCTTGGAACCGTCAATTCTGACGGGCTCGCCTCATGGGCGTCAAGGGGACTTGTCCTGACCGATGTGTTAAGGAGCATGGGGGAACAGGTTGACGGCATGTCAATATCGTTCGAGCAGTTGAACAAGGCTCTTGACAAGGTGACGGGAGAGGGCGGTATGTTCCACGGCCTGATGGAGGAGATGATGCCGAACCTTTCCTCCTCGTGGGGCCAGTTGCAGGATGAGCTGTCCTCTATGTTCAACGAGATCGGAGAGGCTATGCAGCAGCCGATGCACGACGCCATAGACCTCGCGAGCTCGCTCGTCGGGAACTACAAGGAGATAGCGGAGACGGTGGCCGGGCTTGTCGTCTCGTACGGGGCTTACAAGGCCGCACTTGTCACTCTCAACGCGTTGAAGGTGTCGTCCATAATGATAACGAAAGGATGGACTGTGGCTGAGATCGCCCAGTTCAAGGCTATGGGGCTTGTAGAGAAGGCGCAGAAGGCGCTCAACGCCACGCTTCTGAAGAATCCTTACACGCTTGCGGCGGCGGGCGTGGCCGCTGTGGCTTTCGGCCTGTATAAGTTGATAACGGCCGAGAAGGGAGCGGAGAGGGCGCAGCGTCAGCACGCCGAGGCGATGGAGGAGATGTCCGGACGGTATGAGGAAGCGGCGAACGCGGCGAAGAATTACATCGGCATAGTTCAGGACGCCGAGGCCCAGTCCGGGCAGAGGGCGTTGGCGTACAGCAAACTAAGGGAACTAGTGCCGGAACTCACGAACCTATACTCACAGGAGGAACTCGCCGTCATCAGCCTTACCAAGGCGTACGGTGACCTCCAGAAGATACAGGACTCACAGAAAGAGGCCGAGTTGAAGAAGGCTTGGGAAGATTCCGTGGAATCCGTCAGGAAGTACAAGGACGCGATGGATGCCGCCGAAAAGGCCGGCAACCAGTATATGTTCCTCCGCGCCAAGGAGGGAAAGGAACAGGCCGAAGCGGCCTCCAAGCTGGCCTTTGACGCGTATGTCAAGAAGTCGAGGGAGAACGCCATCGCCTACGTCCCTGACCAGAGCGCGAAGGGTATTGAAGACTCACAGGCAAAACGGGACAAGGCCTATTGGGAGGCTGTCAAGAAGGAGGCTCAGGCAGCCCTTGACGCTATGTCCGACGAGGAGTTGAAGTCCAAGAAGGCCGCCGAGTTGAAGAAGAAAATAGCGGATGCCAGCAAGAAGATCGGGGAATACTCCGTCTCGACCGGCAAAGGCGGAAGTGCGGGTGGCGATTCCAAGGCCCTTGACACAGCCCTTTCCTCCGCCCGCAAGTCCGCCGCCGCCGCGGAGGTCTCAGCCATAGAGGACGAGGGGGCAAGGACGCTTGCCGCCATCAGATTGAAGCACAGGAACGAGATCGAGGAGCTGGAGAGGCAGAAGGCCGAGCTGGAGAGGCTGGCCGCGGAGTCAGGCGTGGCGCTGTCAACGGACTTCTTCGACAAGACCATATCCGACACGGCGAAGAGACAGGCGAGGGAGTACAGGGCGGCCTTCGAGAAATACGCCATCAAGGAACTCCCGAAGCTGGACAACCCCGCCACGTCCGGAAACAAGGGGCTTGCCGGATTCGGCGACCTTACGGAGACAAAGAAGACGCTGGAGGAGATAGCCGCCCAGTACTCCATCATATTCGCGGACGCCGACAGCCTGTCGCAGGACCAGTTGAGGGAGGCCATAAGGCTCACCACCGAGGAGATAAAGAAGGCGGCGCCAGGCACGCAGGAGTACATATCCCTCCTTGAGAGGCTGCGTGCGCAGCTGGACACCCAGATCTCGAACAGGGGATGGGGCTTCTCCAAGATAATTGACGCGTTCCGGAACCTCCCGAATGCCGTCAGCGAATACAACACGGCGCTGGATAACAACGACGAGGGCGCGGCCTCCAAGGCTGAGGGCGAGGTGCAGGCGTATGTGCAGGCCGTCAAGGATGGTATGTCCCAGGTGTCGTCCGCGTTCTCCGGGCTCGGCTCGTCGCTGGAGAAGTTCGGCGGGAAGATCGGGGAGATAGGCGGACTACTGTCAGGCCTCGCCTCCAACACCGACAACATAACCACGGCCTTCACGTCCAAGAACAAGGGAGAGATCATCTCGGCCGGCATCTCGTCGGCGGTCCAGTATGTGGGGATGATAGGCGACCAGATCGCCGAGAACAAGCGTATCGAGGAGGAGTGGAACGCCACCATCAGGGAGACCGCCCACGAACTCGATATGCTGAACCTGGAGAAGCTCGATTACAAGCAGGAGAACCTGTTCGGTGTCGAGAACCCGTACAAGAGGGCCATCGACGGGGCCAGGCAGTACGGTGAGGCGGTGGGTCTCATCAACTCCAAGCTGGGTGAGCTCGCGGAGGGACAGGTGCAGGTCGGCACGAAGAAGGTGGCCAACTGGAAGAACGTCGGGCAGGGCGCGGCACTCGGCGCCGGAGTCGGGGCGGCCGCGGGTTCGGTCATCCCTGCCATAGGCACGGCCATAGGCGCGGCCATAGGAACGGTGGCCGGAGCGTTGGGTGGCCTCTTCGGCGGCAAGAAGAAGGTGGCCGTCTACGAGAACCTTCTGGACAAGTACGGCTCCCTTCTGGACGAGAGCGAGGGAGCGGGGCCGTTCGACCTCAATCCGAAGATCATAGCGGACTACAAGAAGCTGGACGACGCGACCAAGCAGATAGTTGACAACTGGGACGAGATAAAGAAGAAGGCTGAGGAGGCCGAGGAGCAGATGAGGCAGAACTTCTCCGACCTCGCGGGAGACATCGGCGACCAGCTGTCGGACGCGCTCGTGGACGCGTTCCGCAACGGGGACCTGTACTCGGCCGTGGACGACTTCCACGGCAAGATGACCTCCACGATAGAGGACATCGTGTCGCAGCTCGTCTTCTCAGCGGTGTTCAAGGACCTCTTCAACGAGCTGGAGAAGCGGTTCAACGACTCCTTCAAGGCGGGAGGCGACCAGAGCATCACGGACGATCTCATCTGGTTCGACAAGATATACAAGGGCAACCTCGACAAGTACAAGGAGGCGATGGACCAGGCCAAGGCGGAACTGGAAGGGCAGGGCTACGACGCGTGGTCATCCGACACGAGGACGGGCACGAGCAAGGGCATAGCGAACGCCTCGCAGGACAGCGTGGACGAGCTGAACGGCAGGGCGACGGCCATTCAGGGCTACACGTACAACATACAGGAGAACACGGAGTCGCTGGTGCGGCACTCGGCCTCGATGCTGGAGCACCTCTCCGGCATCAGGGACAACACGGCGAGGCTGGAGGCGATAGAGAAGATAGCGAGGGACATAAGGGACCACGGCGTTAAGGCGCTGTGACCCGGTTGATTGAGAACAAAAGAGAAATCAGGATATATGGCGAAGAACGGGACGCTCACGATAGACGGTGAGGACATATTCACGAAGTACGGGGTGGTCGTGTCAGACGGCGGCCTCGCCTCCCTTGTGCGGTGGCCTTCCCTGAAGGAGGTCGAGTCGAACGACTGGTTCGAGGAGGACGGGCTGGAGGCCGACCTCTCGGCCCCGAGGCTGGCGTCAAGGGACGTGGAGATCCAGCTGTCCCTTGCCAGGGGCAACGACATCCTCGGACTCCTCGCCATGCTCGGGTCGAAGACGTTCCACGAGGTCTATTCGCCGGATCTCGACATGACGTTCAGGCTGCGCTATGTCTCCTGCGGGAGCGTCAGCACGGTCAACGGGGATGTGGGCACGGCGTCGGTCACGATGGCGGACGACTTCCCGCTCTGGAACTTCACGAGGAGCGGACTGGCGTCAACGTCAGTCCCGGCGTGCGGAATCACCATCGACGGACGCGACCTCTCGGCCTACGGCGTGCGTGTCCTTCAGGGCACGGTGGACTCGTTCCGCCAGGCGGCGGAGTCCAAGACGCCGCTGACAAGGGACATCGCGACAAGGGACGGCCTGATAACGGACGGGGTGACTGGCGGAGGACTCACGGTCGAGAAAGGCCGGTCCTACGACAACCCAGCGATGAGGAAAAGGTCGAGGAGCGTCACGGTGAAGTGCCTTATGAGCAGGATGACCGCGGCGGCCTTCGCCAAAAACTGGAGGGCGCTCCTCTACGACCTCACGAGGCCGGAGGGCAGGACGGTCACGGTGGCCGCCCTTGAAAGGTCGTTCAGATGTTATTATTCATCCTGTTCGGTGGAGAGGTTCTATTCGGCCACGGGCGGCCTGTGGTGCGAGTTCTCGGTCAACCTTGTGATAACTGGATATTAACGAAAAAAAGATACGGATATGGCTGATGTATATTCAAACTGCGGATGCGTAACGAACTGCGGAGACACCCCGGATGTCAGGGTGGTGGCGGGCAACGACCTCACGGTCGAGGCGCTCGTTTCGGTCTACGACAGGGACAGCGGCGTTTACAAGCCTCTGGACCTGTCCGGTGCCACCGATGTGGCCTTGAGGCTTGTCGGCACGTTCAGCAAGGTGCCGGGAAGGGACACGACCGCCACGGGTTCGAGGGTGTCCGCCTTCTTTCCGGGCGGGTCCATCGGTGTCGGCATCTACGGGGTCGAGATCACTTTTGTTGACTCTCTTGGCAAAAGCCGTATTTTTGAGCGCAACCTCATCAGAATAGTGTCCGCCAGCGGCGAGGCGACGGTGGATAATAACATCGAGGGTGAAACCGGCGAGGGGCTGAACGTCACGGTCAATGTTTTGACAAGAACTGTGCGAATAGGAACCTCCGGAGCAGGAGGTCAAGATAATGTCATTGAGAAGATCAAGGTCAATGGAACTGAGCTTCCAGTAGAGAACAAGGAAGTAAATATCACGGTTCCCACTAAGGTATCAGAGCTTGAGAATGATTCCAATTTCCTGACCGAACATCAAGATCTCAGCAACTATGTTCAGAAAGAAGATGGCAAGGGTCTATCTACCAAAGACTTCACTCAAGAAGATAAGGATAAACTGGACGGCATAGAGAACGGGGCTCAAAAGAATGTTCAGCCAGATTGGAATGCCGATCCTGGAACTCCAGGGGCTATCCTTAACAAGCCAGACATGTCAGGGGGAAGTAGTACAGTAGATGCTGAGCTTGATGCAGAATCTACCAATGCAGTTCAAAACAAGGCTGTCACTAAGGCTATCACCGAGCTACAGGACTACTGCTTCCCGACTTCACTTGAGGCTTCCATCTCGCCGTCTTCGGCAGAATGGACAGGTAACTCAGTAGAGGTCAGTGTATCTTTCAGGGTTCTCAGAAACTCTAAGCCAGTAGTAGCTGACACTGTCCAGATCCAGTTCAACGGCGAGACTAAGACCCTGGAGAATGTAGCGGAGGGCTCAGAGAAATTCACTCTCTCTACTCAGGGCTACAAATTTGGCTCAGTCACTGCTAAGAAGGGTTCTACTACTATAAAGAACTCACCAAGGTCTATCAGTGCTAATCTCTATCTCCCAGTATACTATGGATTCTCTAAGGCCACCACAGGAAATGAGTTGACTATCACTTCACTGACTAAGGGAGGCTCTTCTCTCAATGGTACCAATACTCTCACCAATGATGATGCTACTAAGTACCTGTGGCTCTGCGTTCCTAACACCATGTCAATAAACAAGGTTACATCTAGTGGTTTCGATGTTCCGTTCTTGGCTCCAGTAGAGGCTTCTACTCCACTGGGAACCTACAAGTGCTATCGAACTAAGGATCTTCCTGGTGCTGGCTCTATGACCATTGTTATCTCTTAAAACTTAGAATATCATGGCAGATTATATCAAGATCTATGGCGAACTAAGACGACCATTAGAGGGCCAATATGTCACAGACTCAGATCAGATAAAATATGAGAATGAGACCGTAAAACAAGTACTGCATAGACTAGATGGTGTCACCTACGTAGATGTCCCAGAGCTCGAGGACGATTACATTGTTCAGGCAAGCGCATCTCACAAAGAGACTGTCTATACTATCGAAGTGGGAGCAACCATTCATGCTATCGTGGGTGACTCCACCATCAAATGGATGAACGGAGAGGCTCCTGTCACTCAAGCTGATCACATATATGTGGTATCAGTGATCGGGTCTCTGGCTGTCTGGGGAGAATTTCCAAAAGTCTAAGCTATGAGTGTATTTAGAGCTCTGATGATGCATAAGCATCAATCTCTGAATGAGTTCATCAAACTTGTTCCAGAGAACTTAGAATTCCCGGACCAAGAGAGCACTAAAGATCTAACCGTAGAATCTAATGCTTCCTGGACTCTTGGAGTCAAATACAACGACTAAACACCTAAAGGCTAATTTATTAACATTCTAAAACCATTAAAAAGTATGGCAAAACCGAGTTGGATTAAACTGGGCAAGAGCTCAGGTTCCATGAACGATTCCACAACTGTTACCGCCAGTGAGTACACGGGGCGTCAGCAGAGAGGTGGAACAATCACTTCTAAAACAACTGGAGGTGCAACAGACACTACTTCAGTTTCTCAGGCCGGTAAGGCTGAGTTCATTAATGTGCCGACCAAGACCTACAATGCCGCTGCAAAGGGTAGCAACTCTGACGGTTCTGACACCATTCAGATCACTGGTACCGCAAATACGGCAAACATCAAGGTGGCCGAGACTACGGGCAAGATTATCCCCGGGGCAGCCTACAAGATCCAAGTCAACGCAGTCAACGATGATTCTTGGGATGGAAAGACTGACACGGGCATTGATGACGATCCGGGTAAGGATGCTCAGTTCACTTTCACTATCGACGTCAAGATCCCAGAGAACAAGACTGAAGCTGCCAGAACATTGGAGATCAAGCTTCAGAATGGTAACGGCGATGTTGTCACTGATGCTATCGCCATCATTCAGGCCAAGGGTGTCAAGTCTTATGGTGCTGTTACCCTCACCGTGGGTACTTATCAGCAAATCCCTGCTGCCGGTGGTACCGTTGATGCCCCTTCTGTTTCCTTCTCCCAGCCTTGGGGATGGAACGGTGTTACCTCGGGGGGTGGCACCATTACTACCGGTGGCACTGTTGCTTATGCAACTAAGACCGGATGGCCTTCATCTCTTACCCTTGCCACAGCTACGGGTCAGGTATCTGCGGAATCTCGTACAACCGTGGTTGGAGACGTGATTTCAGGCACTGTAACTATCACTCTCAATGCTAATGGCAAGTCTGCTTCCAAAGAGGTTTCAGTTAGTCAGCAAGCCAATTCCGTTACTTATGCAGTTACGGATGTGACACTGGCTGCTCCAGCTGACATCCCAGCTTCCGGAGGTTCAGTATCTTCTACTACGGTTACAGCCAAGGGTTCACAGACTTACACCTCGGGATCAGTCACCAGTGATGTTGCCCTCACCAACGGCTCTGATGATTGTACCATCACCTTTAGTGAGGGAGTTTCAGCTGCTTCACTTGGTACTACTGTTACCAACAGAACTAAGAAAGGCACTCTCACTGCTACAGTTACCTGGAAGACTACAGCTACCAAGTCCGCTTCTGTGGATGTATATCAGGCAGCCAATACCGCCACTTACGGTGACATCACCTTTGACTCTGCCGTTGCCACAGAGGTTTCACTCAAGGCTGACGGTACCCAAAGCCGCAACATGACCGACAACTCCAATGTTGGAGCCAAGCAGACTGTCACCTATACTTCGGGTGCTACCAGAACAGAGGCCAGCGCTACTGCTGCGGTTGTCTTTGACCTCAGTCCAAAGGTCAAGACCGCTGCAACTGGGTTTGCTCTCTCTTCTGACGGCATCGTCTCTGTTGGAGCCAACCCTACTACGGAGCCTCGTGGAGGCTTCGTTGTGACGGTTACTGTCACTGGCGAGGGCAGCAAGACTGCCACCAGAAACTTCACGTTTAGTCAGCAGGGGTCTTCTTCCTACATCAAGCTCACTCCAGAGAGCCTCACCTTTGTGGCTGCCGGAGAATCCAAGACGCTCAATATAGAGTCAAACGACAGCTGGACTCTTGAATAAGACTGTCATAAGGTGGGAGGGGGTGAAACCCCTCTCATCTTCTAATTTATTCTAAAAAACAGAATAACCATGGCAAAACCAAGTTGGATCACTGTAGTATCTGGGTCTACAGGAAGTGGCTCAGGGACAAGATCACTAAAAGCAAGCTCCCATACTGGAAGATCAAGCAGATCAGGCTCTATCAAAGGAGTTACCTCTGGTGGAGCCTCTGATTCTGTAGTTCTCTCACAGGTTGGAGCTGGTGAGTTTATCACAGTAGACAAGGCTTACTATTTTGTCACAGCTCTTGGTGGCACCGTGAAAATCACTGGCACTAGCAACTCGCCGTCTCTGAAGCTGACTAATCTCACTGATTCATCTTTACTCTCAAACTTTGCTCTGAAGGTGAATGGGACTGCCTATTCCTGGGACGGAAACGTCTCTCATCAGATATCTGGTGATCCTGGAGCTTTAGCCTCCTATACTTTTGAGATCTCCTTTGACGTGGCAGAGAATCAGACAGAGTACTCTAGGGACATCACTTTCAGGCTTCGCGATTCGGGTGATCCTGGGGTATCTTCTAAAATTATCACTATTAGACAGACAGAAGGTGAGAAGACCTACGGCACTGCAAGTGTCAAGATGAGATATTCTCATTGGAATATCGGCGCAGAAGGAGGAGTTGCTACCCCTTCTTACGAATTTTCAATCCCTTGGGGATGGAATGGCAAAACATCTGGTGGTGGAACTCTTACACAATCTAATTCTTATCATTCTGTAAAATATACCTATTATACTGAACCTCCCGGTTCCCCTTATAACTGGACCTTAGACGAGCATACGGGAGAGATAGTTATGAGTTCTCTGGGAAAGAACATCATTAATTCTGATAAGGCAGCCCATATTAAGATAACCATTATCGTTAATGGTCAGACATTGACTTACACCGACTTTGTAAGACAGGGTCCTAATAAGGCCACCTACACTTTGAGTTCTGCTTCTGTTTCATTAGACGATATCCCAGCATCGGGTGGCTCAGCTGACTCACCAAACTTTATCTCAGCTTCAGGCAAGATTGATTATTCTTCTGGAGAATCCGATACTCCTTCTATAACATCTTCGGATGTTATTATTACGTTATTTAAAACGGTAAACGGCTCAAATCTTGGTTCAACTGTTAAGGCCAGGACTAAACTTGACACGGTTACAGCCACTATAACCTGGAATGGTTCCCAAATAACCAAAAATATTGATGTGTACCAACAGGCCAATAAGGTAACCTATTCATCAGTTAGCGCCACATCTTCTACTGTAATTATTCCAAAGACGGGTGGTGATGTAGATATAGCCGCTAAGGTATCTCCGAACCAGACAGCCACCTATACCTCAGGTGCCACTAGAACTATAACTGATTTTACCTATGAGTTTACATCAGTACCAAGTTTGGTAACCATTGATGAGCTTAATCTCAAGGCCACCGTTGGTAAGAACATCACGGGCCTAAGCAGAGATGATACTATTGAAATGAAGATAACGGGCGAGGGGAACAAGTCAACTACAGCATCAATATCCTACCATCAGGAGTCTCTAGTTATACCTTCTTGGGATGTTCCTGCTACATTCCGCTTTGACAGCAATGGTCAGAGTGATCTATCCGCCTCAGGTCTTGACTTGAATATCTCTGATCCAGATAATGTTGGTTGGATTATCGAGGGTCCTTCTTACGTTGGCAACAGTTTAGTAAGTGGCGACCCGCTACCAATAAGTGGTACCGGAAATAAGAGCTTGTCTCTGGCACCTGATGTTAACACTTCTTCAGAGAGAACCTTTGATCTCGTTCTTAAAGCTTCTACTGGAGATGTGATTGCCACTTGCAATTGTACACAGGATGCTTCAGAATTAGCTGTCACCTGGAATCTCCCGTCTTCACTGACATTTGAGGGAGGTGGCGACGGAGTGGTTTTCCATATCACAGATTCAAAACAACTTGGTTGGAGACTGAATTTACCAGATTGGTGCATTGTTGACGACGGGGTTGCCGAAGACTCCGGAGACCATACAGCCAGCTTGATAGCAGAGCAAAATGACACTGGCTCTCCTAGAACCGGCACTGTACAATTGGTAAGCACTGATTTCAACACTGTATATGCTACTTGTACCGTAACCCAGGAGGCTTCAGTTATTCCATCTTGGTCTTTGGGAGCTACCGAGACTTGTGCTAGTAACATTTCGTATCTGAGTTACACTGTTAGTGATCCTGAGAATATGGGTTGGAGGGTTGTTCCACAAGCTTCTTGGATAAACTTAACAAGTATTAACGATAACCACCGAATAGATCTCGAGAAAAACCTCACCGGCTCTCCTAGAACCGGCACTGTACAATTGGTAAGCACTGATTTCAACACTGTATATGCTACTTGTACCGTAACCCAGGTAATTACACCAAAACAAAGACATGATCATCGACATAAATAGTTTAACCATGATGGACAGTTTCAACGCCCACATCCTCGCGGACGAGGCTTCGACGGGGGGCGTGGTGGTCGGCGCGGGCATATCGGCCACTCTGTTGCTGTTTTTTGAGCAATCACTGCAACGTATGCTGCCATACCTGGTAATAGCCGCCGTGGTCATCCTGATCGACCTCGTGTTCGGCATCAGGGCCGCCCGGCGCAAGGGCGACCGGATCAGGATAAGCCGTGCGATACGCCGCACGATAGGAAAGGCGGTGGAGTACTTCTGCTGGGCGGTGCTGGCCTCCTCGTTGGCCGTGGCCACGGGCTACACCATCATCGAGACGGGGCTGATGCTCGTGGTCATCGGCGTGGAGCTGATAAGCATCGCGCAGAACTGGTACTTCTGGAAGTTCGGCCACAAGGCCGGGGTCAAGGTGGACGCGGCGAAGGTCATCGAGGCCGTGGTCGAGGCCAAGACCGGGGCGAACATCGAGGGGGCGATAACGATAAAAAAAACGGAGGAATCCGAAAACAAAGAGGAGGTCAAGGATGGCAAGGAAGATTAACTACATCATAGTGCACTGCACCGCCACACCGGAGGGCAGGTGGGTGACGAACGAGGAGATAACGAGGTGGCACAAGGCGCGGGGCTTCCGGACGATAGGCTACCATTATGTCGTCTACCTTGACGGCACGGTCCACGCCGGAAGGCCGGAGAACGAGATCGGGGCTCACTGCCAGGGGCGCAACGCGGACAGCGTGGGCGTGTGCTACGTGGGAGGTCTCGACAAGTCCGGCAAGGCCAAGGACACGAGGACGCTGGCGCAGAGGGAGGCTCTCACGAAGCTCCTGAAGGATCTGAAGGCGAGGTACCCGAACGCTGAGATAAGAGGCCACAGGGACTTCGCCAGGAAAGAGTGCCCGTGCTTCGACGCCACAAGTGAATACAAGGCCTTGTGAGTTGTCAAAATATGAAAATTGTTTGACGCAAATATATTGACGTGTTATGAAAGAGATTATCAATTTCCTGAGGCTCCTGTGGGAGCTTCCGCAGAACCTCCTGGGGTTCTTCCTCTTCCAGGTCTACAGTCTGGACTGCATGTGTATGGAGATTACCTACGGCGATGTCCGCATCCTCTACTCGGAGAGGATGAAAGGCGGCATAAGCCTCGGGCGGTTCATCATCCTCCCGTGGCGTTACCGCGGGGATTACAGCAAGGGATCGTACATAGAGATGAGCCACATGCACGAGTGGGGACATACAAGGCAGTCGCTTTATCTCGGATGGCTCTACCTTGTCGTGATCGGGCTTCCGTCGCTCCTTTGGGCGTGGGCGCACTCCGCGTTCAGGAGGCTGCGGACGGTGGACTACTACTCGTTCTGGACGGAGAGGTGGGCTGACAGGCTCGGAGGCGTGAGGCGGTGAGTATAGCCGATTTATAGCCGATTTATAGCCGATTTATAGCCGATTTATAGCCGATTTATATCCGGATCGAAGACATTAATCAACATTTTATTTATTTTATTATGGATTTTGGAAAAGCTATCGAGGCCCTGAAGCAGGGCAAGAGAGTTGCCCGAAAGGGCTGGAACGGAAAAGGGATGTTTTTATAGCTCAAACCAGAGGTTGTAGTCAAGGCGGAGTGGTGCAAGGATCCTCTCCTTAAAAGCCTTGCCGAAGGCAACGGAGGCGAGATTCCCGCGCTTGGCACCATCTGCATGTTCACCCACGATTCGACGGGGAGGAAGGCTGTGCTGACAGGATGGCTTGCGTCGCAGTCGGATATCCTTCTGGAGGACTGGGAGATCCTTGACTGACGGATCATGGCCTCGCCCCGGCCATAATCGGGGCGGTGTTACTCTTGGTTTTATTTTGTTTCTGTCCTCCCCGCCGGGAGGCGCGGGGGACTTTATTAAAGAATCGCATGAAGATATATAGTTCCGCGGGGTCTGTCCTGCTTGACATAGAGGTTGACGACGGAAGCTACGCCTACCGTGAGATAATGGGGAGGGACGACCTCACCCTGTACTTCGCCCTGACATCCTTCGTCGAGATTCCGGTTGGCTCGTACTGCGTCTTCCAGAACGTGACGTACTACCTCCTGAAGCCGGAGTCTCTGACGCTCCGGCACACAAGGAACTGGGAGTACACCCTGACGATGGAGACCTACGCCGGACTGCTCCAGACGGCCATCTACCAGAACCCGGACGACAGGCGGCTGAAGTTCTTCGTGACAGGCCCGGCGGCGACGCACCTTGACCTCCTGGTGAGATGCCTGAACGGGAAACGGAGCGGATGGTCTTACGAGTCCACTGTGGACACGTCATTGGAGAAGACAGTCGGGTACGACTTCGGTAACTGCAAGGAGGCCCTGCAGCTCATAGCTGACGGGTTCGAGACCGAATGGGAGATCATAGGAAAGAAGATCGTCCTCGGCAAGGTGGAGCACGGGAAGGCCACCCCGGTGTCGATGTCCTACGGCAAGGGCAACGGCTTCCTGCCGGGTGTGGAACGCAGGAACTACAACGACGAGATACCTCTTTCGAGGCTCTTCGTGCAGGGAGGTGACAGGAACATTGTGTTCTCCAGGTACGGGTCCAAGACCCTGATGATGCCCAAGGGCGTGACCGTGGGCTACGACGGGGAGAAATTCAGTTGGGAGGGCGGGTACAGCCAGTCAAAGGCCAAGACGTTCACCTCCGACTCTGACGGCGCGAGCGTGTCGCTCGTGGGCGCCACATCCGAGTGCGACGGGGCTCTTGACTGCTCCGAGATATATCCGAAAAGGGTCGGCACGGTCTCCGAGATCATCGTGGTCGATGCCAAGAAGAATCTTTACGACTTCGTGGACAACACTATCCCGTTGACCCTCGACTATGCCGAGTGCGCCACGTCGGAGACGATGACGGTCATCTTCCAGACCGGCGCGCTGGCGGGGAGGGAGTTCGATGTGGCTTTCACAAAAAGGAAGGCGGATGTTGTCGTGAACCGCTTCGCGATCGTCCCGGCCACGATTGACGAGGTGGATATGCCGTCATCCTCATTCGCCCCGGCCAGTGGAGACAAGTACATCGTGTTCCACTGCTCTCTGCCGCAGTCGTACATAAACGACCCAGACACGCACACCGGCGCGGAGTGGGACGTGCTGCGCAAGGCGGTGGCCTACCTCTGGGACTCCTGCCGTCCGAGGTTCAGCATCAGCGGCAAGATGGACGGCATCTGGAGCAAGTTGAGATGGGACTCCATCGGTGGCAACATAGTCCCGGGAGGATACATATCGTTCACTGACGAGAGGTTCAGCCCCGAGGCGTTCAGCGTCAGGATCACTGCCGTGACGCAGTTCGTCAACAGGCCCTACAGTCCGGAGATAACGCTGTCGAACGAGCCTACGAGGGGCGGGGTCGTGTCATCCATCAGGGACGTGAAGGGTGATGTCGTGACCACGCAGGGCGACGTGTACGGCGGGATGAACTACACGAGAAGGCGTTACAGGGACGTGAAGGAGACCACGGACGCGCTCAGGGAGGCCCTGGATTCCTTTGATGTCGATTTCGACGAGAGCATAAAGCCCATAACGGTGCAGACCATGCAGGCCGTTGTAGGGGACGACAGCCTCCAGTACTGGTTCACGGATAGCCTGACGTCCGACACGGAGATCGACCCGCCGCTCGTGTGGAACGCTTCGGCGAAGAGGCTGGAGTGCGGCCTGTCGTACATCCTCCACAGGACGGTCGGCGTGACGGAGGTCAGGGCGGACGGCACGGAAGGGAGCAGGTGGACGGTCACCTCCGCCACACTGACAACAGACAATGACGGCAATGTCCTTGACGCCGACTCATATTACTACCTCTACATCAAGGCGGCCGCCAACGGCACGGCATCATTCGCGCTGTCGAAGAAGGCGATGAGGATGAACGCAGGGGACGGGGCGTACAACTTCCTTGTCGGCATCCTGAACTCGGAGTACAAGGGCGGAAGGTCGTTCGCCCCGATGTACGGGTTCACCGAGATAAGCCCGGGCAGGATGACAGTCAACAGGATAGTCAGCAACGACGGGGGGACCTACTTCGACCTTGTGAACGGGGTGATAGGCGGAAACATCAAGTTCCTCGGGAGCGGCGGCACGGAGCGGAACGTCAGCGACCTTGAGGGCGACATAAGCGGCGCGGCCTCCAAGGCGGACGCCTCCAAGGCGGCTGCGGACTCCGCGTCATCGGCCGTCTCGAAGCTCGGGAGCGACACCGTCTTCGCTCTTGTCGAGAAGCGTTCGGTCAGGGAGACGATGCAGGCCATATCCAGCATCAGGGGCGTCATAAAGCCGAACCCCGGCTCGGTGTCGAGGGAGGCGGTCTCCGGCGCTGACTGGCAGGTTGTGACGGCGGCGATGGCGGAGGCCACACCGGCGCTGTCCGACTTCGCGGGATGGTACAGGTCGATGATCGCGGGGACGGCCAACGGGTACACGGTCACGAGGCTGACCTTTTCCGTGGGGTCCGCGTGCGATGTGGTCGTGGAGTTCTGCTCGGACGCGGAGAGCCGGTACGACTACCTTGTGGCGGCGGCGATGGACGAGGCCACGGAGCTCACCAAGGCCAACGCCGACACACTGGCGGACGTAACGACCAAGGGGAAGCAAGGAATCGCTAATAAGGTCACTAAGACGTACAGCCTCACGGCCGGGACGCACACGCTCCAGATCATCTACCTAAAGGACGGCAGCGGCGACGCGGGCACCGACAGCGGATATTACAGGGTGCTGTCGGAGGGCGGAGGGGTCATCCTCTCCGGTTCCGGCACGTACCACGCCGCGCACGCCGAGGCGACCGCCCACGGGCTGACGGCCAAGGCCGCCGACCTGACCTCCAAGGCGGCGGCGCTGTCCACCTACCTTTCGGGCGCGTGCGCCCTGTGGGCGGACACGGACACAGCGATGGAGGTCACGACCCCCACGTTCAGGGAGACGGTGTACTCCCTGCTGCGCTCGTACTTCGAGGCGCAGAACGACATCATTTCCAACGCCCCGGTCAGCGACTACGAGTTCCTGAAAGGAGTGTTCAGGGACGGGTCCACCACCATAGCCGGCGGCCTCGTGCTGACGAATATGGTCGCCATCACGGACACGAAGAGCGTAACGGTCACGGCCGGTCTCAACGGGTCGGATCTCGGGAAGGATAGGGCGCACGGAAAACTGATGGTGTTCGCCGGGAGCAGGTCGGCGGAGGAGGACGACCTGAAGGGAGCGCACACGAGGATATACGAGGACGGGACGCTCGTCACCGACAGGATAGAGGCAGGCGGCGGATCATTCGAGAATGTCAAGGTGATCGGAACCCTGAGGAACCCGTTCACCATCCCCGTGGGCAGCTTCGACATAGACTACAGCGACAACATAGCGCAGCAGGGAGGATTCATCCCTATATCGTACACGGTACCGTGCAACACGGCCCAAAGCGGGCGTGTCATCAGGATAGTCAACTGGAAATGGGGCGGCGAGGAACAGGTCGGGGCTTCGGCCATCGGCCTGTCCGACCAAAATTGCGCCTTCCTGGAGGACGGCATAAGGAAGAAGGAGATCTACCTGTCGAGGGAGTGCGTCACGCTGCTCGGGTACGGGGATTCCGCGAGGTTCTACGGCTGGATAGTGCTCCAGCGCACAGACCTCATGACCACCAAGGCGTACGGCAGGCACATGAAGGTGCTGGCGCAGGGGGTCATCAACTGCGGGGCGAAGCCGACATTCGGAAAGTATTACACTTTCGACGCCACCACGCTGTCGGCGGAACGGCAGAGCACGGGCACGTTCAAGGTCACGCTTCCTGCTGCGTGGGGGCTCTCGGACAATGGATACGTCGTTCTGCTCACCACCCTCGGACGTACCAGCTCGGACAACGTCATCGTGTCCTCGGTCAAGGAGACCAAAGCCGGATACTTCGTCTTCGACTGCGAGTCGGTTCAGGCCAACTACATCGACGACGCGAAGGTGATGTTCCTGATCTCCAACCAGTCCGACTTCGTGAACGTGACGAACGAGGTTGACAAGGACACGATACGGGACGAGGTGACGGGCACCACGGCGCAGGGCAATGGCAGGCTGAAGCTGACGGTCACCCCTACGACGGCTAAGGTGAGGATAGACGGGACTTACGTCAACGTCAACGGAGGCACGGGCGTGGTCACGGAAGACCTGAGTTACGGATCGCATACAGTCGAGGTGTCGGCGGCCGGGTACAAGACTCAGACGTTCGAGGTGAGCATATCCGAGGGCACGGTCACGAAGACTGTCACCCTGGAGGAGGCTCCGCTCACGGGGCTATCTATCGTCGGGCTGTCCCAGTTCTCAGACTCGGCTACGTTCTCCGTCCAGTACACTCCTTCGGACGTGCTGGCGAAGTATCAAGGCGTAACGTGGAGCATAGTGTCAGGATCGGCCTACGCCTCGATCAACCAGTCCACTGGCGAGGTCACGGCCAAGGACGGAGCGTCCTCCTCTGTCGTGGTCATCAGGGCGACAAGCTCGTACAACACGGCGATATACGCCGAGAAGACCATATCAGTAACCTACGCCGCCGGGCCGGAGATATCGTTCTCTGACGATGTCGGCGGGGTCGTCAATGTCAAGGCCTCCGCCACATCGTCAGCCAACAGGTTCCAGTTCGCCAATATAGGGCAACTGGATGCGTCTGTCACCGGAAGCCTGTCCGGAGCGTCCGCATCCGTCAACGACGACGGGGAGACGAGCGGGGAGGTTCGGGTCACCTTCGCCGCCAACACGTCGTCTTCGGAGAGAAGAGGCACGGTGACGGTGACCGGCAAGAGGACGGACGGCAAGGGAACCTACTCGAAATCGTTCACGATAGTGCAGGCGGCGGCAGCGGTCACTGAGACCTACCTCCGCGTCACCCCTGCGACAATCAACGCCCCAGCCGACAAGACGCAGTTCACGAATGCGGACGGAACGCTGACGATAGAGGCGAACCAGTCGTGGACGGCCGAAGTGACGAGCGGTGACGACTGGCTGGACATCGACGCGGTCGACGGCACCGGAGACGGGACGAACGGAATCATTCTTCTGGAGTCCAACACCGGATCGGAGAGAACCGGGACCATCCTGTTCACGTCAGCGGACGGAAAGACGGCCACGGTCACGGTCATACAGGCGGCAGCCTCCCAGGCTGCGGTCCCGGCATGGAGCCTCCCCTCCTCGTACACCTACGACTCAGACGGGAGCAATTATCCCGACGTACTCATCACGGATGAGGGCAATGTGGGCTGGAGGTTAGTCCTGCCGGACTGGATCCAGACTGAGGGCGGCATGACGGAGGGGACCGGCACGTTCTCACTGATGATGACGGCGGAGTCCAACACCGGCGCGGAGAGGTCGGGGACGGTGCGGCTTGTCAGCGCGGACGGGAGCGTGACCTTCGCCGCCTGCGAGATCACCCAGAAGGGAGTAGCTCCGGAGGGGATCCTGAGCGTGTCACCGCAGACCCTCAGGGGTGAGTTCCTTGGCGCAGCCGGCACTGACCTTGGCTCCGTGACGGTCACCTCCGATCAGTCGTGGACGGCAGCGCTCAGCGGCGATAATCTTCACCATGTAGCCATCAGCCCTTCCAGCGGGACAGGCAACGCAGTCATAAGGCTGACAGAGATCAGTGGAGCGTCTTTCACCGAGTCGGGGACATTGACCGTCACCGCCGCCGACGGAAAGACGGCCACGGTATCCTTGATTATAAAATATTGATTGCAATAAGTGATATGAAACGAAAGGAAACGACATTGTTGTTCGTGGCCGCTCTGCTGCTCGCGGTGGGTCTTGGATTCGTCGGCGGAAGGAGGAGCGTCACGCGCCCTCTTCTGGAGAGCGTGGACACATTGGTCATCCGCGACACGTTCGTTGACTACAGGCCGGCTCCGCTCTCCGTCACCCCTCTGAGGGTGGAGACCGTCCGACTCCCGTTGTCCGGACTGGCTTTCGCGAGGTTCGCCGACGATACCACATCGGTGGGCGACACGGTTTTCCTGCAAATCCGCGACACCGTCGAGGTCGAGGTGCCGATAGTGTTCAGCCGTTACCGTGGCGACAACTACGACATCGGCGTAAGCGGGTTCCGGACGGAGCTGGAGTATGTCAAGGTGTACCCGCAGACCAAGATCGTGACTAAGGGATACTCCATCGAGCCGAAAAGGTGGGGTTTCGGCGTGGCCGTCGGGCCGTCCGTCCTCGTAGCCCCTTCCGGCAGGGTCAACGCCGGACTCGGCGTGACCGGAGGGTTCTATCTCCGGCTTTAGCGGGCGTGCATTCTCCGCACGCTCTGTGAATTATTGGCACCGCCGATTTTCTTTTACCTGTGCGGATATCCGCCCGTATTTACACGTACCGTTAAAATTAAAACCTTTTAAGATATGATAAAGTCAGAGATATTCGCCAGCGTCCTGCGTGACGTGTGCGAGGTCACGGGGATTTCAGAACACGACATAATGTCGAAGTCCAAGAGCGAGGAGATCGTGGACGCGAGGCACCTGCTCGTGGTGACGCTCAGGAGGAGCGGCTATTATCCGGGGATGATAGCCGAGAGGCTGCACATCAGCGGGCGCGCGGTTCGCAAGGAACTTCAGCGGATTTGTCGCGGTATGGCTTGCGCAGGCTATTCCGTCAGGAACAACGGGAACACTCCCGGTTGTATTCTCTTCGGTGGCTTCCGGCGTACAGCCTGTTACCACTCTTGACGGCACGGCCGTGACGGTGGACAATATCGGCGGCACGGGCATCTATCTTGCCTACTATGAGGCTTCAACAGGAACACTGCAACTCCTTACCGGACTTGCATAACAAGACAAAAACAATCGAGGTATGTTCAGCGCATTGAGACAGTCAGGCACGGTCTATATCCTGACAAAGGGTGACACCCCGGCCCTGAAGACGGGTGTGGTTCAATCGGTAACATCTCCGGTCACGAAGTTCGGCACGCAGCTGATGCCGGGACAGTTCCAGCAGGACACGGTGATAGACCTGACCGTGAAGGTCGGGGACGAGCTGCTGACTTTCAAGCAGCTCCCGTCCGCGTCGGTGATAGCGTCTTCGGGGAACATGGTGGTTTCCGAGAGCCGTGACGCCATGGTGGCGGAGGTCGAGAACATGATGCGGACAAGCAAGGAAGTCCTTGAGAGCGTGGACTATCACAGGAACGCTCTGGAGGCCTGCGAGTCCATCATGTGCTCCCTCAACCCGAGGCTTGCCGAGGAAAAGGAACAGAAGGAAAAAATCGAGACCCTTGAACGGAAACTCGGCGGTATAGAAGATACCGTGGGAGACTTGAAAGAACTGCTGCTCAAAGCGCTGAAATCCTCCAAATCCTAAAAAATCATGAGAATAATAGAGATAACAGAGAGCAAGGTGGACAGGATGTCCGAACTTGCCGAGGAGATGCTGTCGGCTGGCGGCAGACTGATGAGCTGCATAAGCGAGCTGTCTGACGAGGGCGGATTCGGTGAGCGCAGGGGCGACTCCGACTACAGGTCGATGCCACCTATGAGGCGCAGGGCCGGGTCGGAACCGATGCGGACGCGTGACGAACGCTGGCGTGACGATTATGACGGCGACGGCTTCGGTGAGCGCCGTGGCCGGTACCGCTATTAGACGGAGGGCCGGATATGTACAGGGAACCGCTTGACATATATGACGAGAGGCCGTCCGAGATGGTGGCGTACCTCAGGCACAACGGGATGCACTTCAACGGCAAGGCGCAGGCCTTCGCGGCCTCCCTCATGCGCAAGAGGAACCCCGCGACTGGGAAGAACGAGCGCATCGACCCGTGGAGCAAGGACCAGGTGGATGACATGCTGAAACGTAACGGGGTGATGCTCGAGAACGCCGTGGGGCAGGACTATGTGTTCGTCGCCAATATGGCCAAGGCCGACTTTCTCGGATCGAGCATCGCTGACGAGGCGCACCTCGCCTTGTACGTCAGGGATGTCGTGGACGACCCCGACCAGGCGGACGGGTTCATCTTCAACCGCTGGTATGCCGACACGGTGCGTTCGGGTATCCCCGTTGACTGGGAGGGCATCCTGTGACGGTGCAGCGCGTGTCCCTGGACGGTTGGCGGTGGGACGTGGTGTTCTGCTATGATGCCGTCCCCGGAGACACGGACGCCATCCTTGACCTTATGGACGAGGCCGGAATCTCTCTTGAAAAAATCGGGGCCGCCGAGCGGATCCTTTCCGGCATCAGACCGGACTCCGGCCTCACGGTCTCGTCCTACAGGTCAAGGTCTTCCGTCTGCGTGATAGGCAGGGCGACATCGGTGTTCGAGTTCCAGAACACCTACGACCACGAGAAGGGGCACGTCACGATGCACATAGCGGAGGCCTTGGGCATCGACCCGTTCGGGGAGGAGCTGCAATACCTCGCGGGTGAGATCGGGAGGAAGACCTATCCGGTGGCGAGGATGTACCTCTGCTCGCGATGCGGCGGATGATCTGAAAGAAATGGCGGACACGTGTGACGCGTGCCCGCTTTTTTGATATTATTTTTTTTGAAAAAGTGTACTAAATTCAAAAATTTTTACTATATTTGCATATACAAAAACACATAAGAGTTATGAGGACACTTTACAGAACGAAAGAAGAAGCCTTGAAGGCTCTCAAAGAGAGCGGCCAGACCGGTTATCTGTCAACAGCGGACAACAGAAGCAACCTTAGTATCGACTATGACAGCTTCGGCGGCAAAGCCCTGTGCTGGAGCGGCGAGGTGCAGGCTTACAGGACAGATGACGGAGACATTTTCGCATGGTGGGAGTAAAGTTTAACAATAAAAGCTGGGCTACCGGCGTGACGGGCTAAAGAAATGAGAACAGAGTATGTTGAGTGTAAGTATCGCTATCAAGCTGAGAAGGAGTGCCCATGGGCGTCTAAGATTGTCAAGTCTTGTGACGGCTACATGTGCTTTGAGTCATGGACCGACTATGAGGTCTGGAAAAACCAGAAATAATGGAGATGGAAAAGATGATATGCCGCACGCCTGAGGAGTTCCGCCAGGCGTGCGTGAAATACGCCTCCGCAAGACCGGTTGTGAGTGGGCGCACGCTTTACGCCTACGGCGAGGCGGTCGCCGAATTGGTCACGGGACGAGGCGGCGCGCGTTCAGGCGCCGGGCGCAAGCCTTCGGGTGACGCTCCGAAAGTCCCATACACGATTAAGATCAAGCCGGAGACCAGAAGACGCATCGACGAGCTTAAAAGGACGGGGTTTTCGATTGGGCGGTGCGTGGACGAAATGGTAGCGAAGATGTGAATTATCTCCGGCCTTCACCGACGTTGGTAAAGACGTTTATTGAACTTTTACAGGTAAACTACACGTGTAGTTCACGTGTAGTTTTTTTTGTTTAGAGAAAAAACAAGGGGGCAGGTTGCCCCGCCCCGCCAAAAAAAACTTAAAAAGTAAGTAATGAAGCACAAAGCTCCATATAGGCCGTTTACGATTCCCATCGGAAAGGCTATCTTTCTGCGATTGGTTCAACATTTGGTTCATTGCTATCGCCTAATCGCCAAGCAATTAATGCATTGCTTTCTGTTCCTGTGCGCGGGATGAGAGCATACGGCATTTTACAGACATCCGCTAACGGTC